AGAGCCGCCCCATTCGCCAAAGTCCCGAGCTTCCTGGTTGATCTGGGCAATCCAGCCGGGAAGCTGATGACCGTCGAAAGTGACGAGCCCTTCGACCTGCGGAGGGTGAGCGTGGTGGTAGCGCAGTTCCTTGAAGTGATGGAGCCGCTGCTGGTGACGCTCTTTCATCTCCCGCGTCATCGCATCGCGGTGAGTCAGCACATCCCAGACGAAGCTGTCGATCTTGATGTGGCCCTCACCGATCTGGATGAGGTGCTCGCGCGAGAGGCCCTGCCAAGAACCGGCAATCCGACCGTGCTTCCTGGTCAGCCCACCGAACTTCCCGTCAACAGGGATTTTGAGCCACTGGAGATCCGCTGCATCGAGCGTTTTGTTGATCTCCTGCTGGAGAGTTTGGGCGTGTTGCTTATCCATGGGTCCTCACATTTCTACCTTCAGCTCTTTTGCTTCGAGCTTCTTGGTGATGGCTTGACGTTCCTCTTCATCAGACACGCGGCTCAAGACTCGTTTCGTAATCGTCTCGGTGTCATGGCCGCGAGAAACTAGGCGGGCGGCGACTTGCTCGACGCCTTTCTGGTCCAGGTTTTTGAAGGCTCGATTCATCCAGCCCTTTGGGGCTGAGACTCGGACAGTCCGGCGAGCCCGTTTCATCTGGTCCACGGTATTGCGAAGCTGGTTGTCCAACACATCGGTGATGTCGCCGACCCGATGAGCACGAATATCATGCTGTATCTGAGCTACCTCTTCATCACTGAGATCACGACTAGTTCGGCCCTGAAGAAACTCCCGCACGTCTCCCTGGTCAACCTCGTCAAACTCGCGAGCGATAGTCCTGACCGCATCCTGCCGACGCGACCACTCCTCCCAGCTCACATCATCTGGTTTGACGCTGCGCTCTAATGGCGGCGTGTCGTCTACCTCTGGCTCGACTACGACCGCGTCCGCGAGGATGATGTCGCTTTTGACGAGGATCGGGTAGCCGCCTTTGTCGTAGAGAATGGCGGTGTCTTGACTCACGCTGCTACCTCTCGTGGGCGCTCAGTGGTGATGAAGGAGTCAAATCCCTCGGCAAGGATGAAGAAGATCTCGCGGGCTCTAGCTCTGATGTCCCAAGCAAAGACGATCGTCTCTATCTGGTGCTCCACAAGCATGATTCGAAAATCCATAGCAGACATGCTTACCGGCAAAGGAAGCCCCTGACGACCATCGATCGAATAAGTGCCTGGAGTTGCTCTCGTTGAAACCTCGAACGCGACGTTGCGAAACATGCCGACTATCTCGATCATGAATGAACCTCATTAGTTTGGGCTTGACCAATCTCCTGAACCTCACTAGGAGCAAGGAACATTCCATATCCAAGCACCCCTCCTTCACCATCGCAATAGGAACACTCGCGACAGTAAAACCAGTCCTCCGGAGATGACGCAGAGATAGGTTCTGGACCGTGACGAGCCGGAACTACGTCATGGCCATTGGGACATTTCATGCTGCGAGCTTGTCCCCGATGGCTAGAAGGAACTTGCGCTCGTCCTCTCGGTCAGCCGACGTGCTGAGGAAGATGGTGTTGGTCTCGGCGTCGAACGTTCCAAGCGAGCCAGGAGGCGCGTTCGGGACTTCATCGACGCGAGCAAGCGTGACGGGCTCTTTGACCAACCTCCATGCGAGCGTTCCACCGGGGTGCTCCTCCTCCAGTAGGGCTTGATCGATCGGAAAGAACTGGCCGTCTCGTTCTTCACAATGCCGGTCGGTGTTGCCGCTGAGCGCATCCATCGCCTGCGCTACGTCCAGACCGTTGTCGCGGCCAGTAAGGAGCGTCGCTGCGTTGAAAGCGTCACGGGTCTCTGCTCGGCTGAAGCGAGAGGACAGCCATTTCGGGAAGTCACTGTAGTGAGCCTCGACTGCTTTGGAGAGATCCTCGGGCGTGACCTGTCCCTCATTCTCGTCGAAGGCTTTGCCTACGAACTCTGAAAGTTCCTCGCGAATGGAGCGGAGCGAGTTGGGAACAAGATCAGAGATGTGGACCGAGACCCAGTTCTTGATCTCGTCGTCGCTCATCCGTTTCTCCAGACCAGCTTTCTTCCGAGCCAGCTCCGAAGCACGAGTGACCATTCGTTCGAGGATGTCGGTCAAGACACCGCTAGTTTCATCGATCAAATCTAGATTGCCAGGCCAGGAATTGACTACCTTTCTTCCAATGGTCCTAGCCATATCCCCAATGGCAAGCTCGATCTCCTCTTCCGACTCCTCGCTACTGAGTTCGACTTTGATCTGCTCGATCTCCTCAGCACTGAGCTGGATTGCCTCCTGCTCTTCGACGTGCTGCTGAAACTCGCGATACTGCTGCGCGTAGAATTTCTCCATCGCGTTCCACAGCCGCTTGGTAAAGGAGCGCATCGTCGCGTCTTCGTAGTGAGGAGAAGGCGGCAGAGCAGAGATGAAGCTGGCCGCAGCCTCGGTCGTGGCTGACAGCTCGATGCCGAGCCCCACCGGAGACACGTAAGTGAACCCGGTAAAGGAACCCCCGGTCTTCGTAACTCCGGTGTTGGAGCTGGTCGAAGGTCGTTTACCGCGAGTGGGGACAACGCCGGCAGTGGTTGCTCCTGGAGCAACTTCCGGAGGCCCTTCCTTCGCAGCCTTTTCAGCAGCTGCTTTCAACTCAATCTGATAATCAGCCTCAGACAGGAGCGGGATGCCGAGCTGTTTGAGAGCAGCTCGGACATCGATTCCGAGTTTCGCTGCATCTTCCTGACCGATCAGCTGAATCACTTGAGAGAGCAACTCAGTATCGGTTGAGCTGAATCCCTGGACCTTCATGCGACAGGTAATCCCCTGCGCGTACTGGTCTGGGAAATTGACCATCATGAGGTGAGGAATGATCCAACGGTTAATCGATTCGACGATCTCCTCCATGTCCATCGTCTGACCTTCAACCAAGCCTGAGAACATCTCCTCCGCAACGTTGCGTGAGCTGGTCCCTCCTCCTCCCTCGATCAGCGCCTGCTCAGGAACGAAGATAGCTCGCAACTTCATGACATCCATGTAGTCAAAAGAGCTGTCGAACGCCTCCATCTCGACGCCGCCTTTGAGATATTCGATGTCCCATTCCCGGACCTGGCCAGGACGATCCTCGAAGTTCGTGTAGGGATTTGAGGGAAGGGCGATCGCTGCGCCAGCTCGAAGACGTTCCGCCATCAACAGGGCGTAATCCTGATTGGGAATCGTTTCCCCGTTGCCTAGATCTATTTCTCCTTCAGGGTGACGAACGACAACAGGGGGATCTCCCTTTTTCTCGAAGGCACGATCGGCAATGGCCCAGCGGAACCAATAGCTCCACCAATAGGGGTAGGCATAACCAAGACGCGGGTAGCCGAACATATTGCCGAAGACAGACTCGATCTCGTTGGTAACCCAGAGGGAATTTTGAGTGATGATTCCGCCAGTCGTGACGTAATGATGATGAGGCGGGACATCGATCGAATAGACCTCTCCCTTGTGCTCCTCTCGAAAGAGATGAATCGTCTCGATCATTTCCCAATCAGCAGTCTGTCCGCTTCCAGGGTCTCTCGGAATCTCCATTGAACCCGCCACAAGATTCGCTGCGTGACAAGTCCAACCCCTCAACCCCCGAGCCACAGTCTTTCCTTCGCCAGCAGGTTCGAAGAATGGGTAGTCAATGCAACGTTTCTTCTCTTCAAGAAGATCAAGTGCTCCTGATTCAGAGTCCGTGTTGTTCCAGATCTCTTCCATCTGTCCAGTCATCAGGCAATGCTCTGATCGACCTTGATCCGTCGCACGGAAACACAAGCCTGGAACCCGATACTCGTTCTGCCACAACTTCTCGTGATAAAGCGCCTCATTCTTGGAATCAAACAGATCCAAGATCCATGCTGCATCTGCTCCCTCAGCACTGACTCGCTGGCCAATTCCTGAAGCCTTCTTCTCGGTGTTCTTGATGAGCGGCGTAATCCCGATTCGCCACCAACTGCCTTTGCGCATCAAATAGACAGCCCATTTCTTCTGAGCCTCAGGAGTCCAGCGAACCGTAAACTTATGATTCGGAGTGACGCGAGTCGAAGCTGCCTCAGTAAAAATCCTCAATAGATCACCGTAATAGGATCGCACCACCTTTTTGAAGGCGAAGCCTTTGCTACGACGTATCTTCTTCCCCTGCTTTTCCCAAACAACAAGAAGATCGTTGTCCTGATCAAGATCCTCGATCGGAACATAGCCGCGATTGAAAGTCAGAACCAACTCACCAGCTGGTTGACAGTGATAGATGTCGAGTTCGACTTCTCCATTGGAGCCACCTGGACCTTTGGCCTTCTGACCAACAGGGGAAGAGCCCTGTGGTGGTTTGTATTTGATGCCGGCGAATTCTCCAGTGGCTTCGTCGAACATCGGTTCTACACCTTCAGGAGGGAGGGCGACGAAGGGTTTGAGAGTGATCGGCTGGATACCTCCAGTGGTGTCCCAGGCTGGCTTTTCCTGACCGCTCTGCGGGTCTAGATACATGCCCTGAGGAGCTGCAAGCTGGAAGCGCTTGCCAATCGCCTGGAAGCCGAAATCCTTCTTCTGTTCCTCGGCGATGATCAGCGAGGCGATGATGGGTCGCAATGCCCCATCCATGAAGGCTGCTACCTGAGCGTCACTGGACTCCATGTACCAGGGCGCTTTGACCTTCGGCATTTTCTGGTAATGCATGCCGAAAGCAAGCATCGGATCACGCCGCATGAGTTTGAGCTTCGAGAGAGGTATCCGTTCGTTGTTGAACGGCTGACCTAGAGCATTCTGGACAGAGCGCCAGTTCGTGAAAGAACCGAGCTGCTGGCGAGAAGAAGGAGCCTGCTCCATTCCTCGAATCGATTTGTCGATCCGGGCCATCTCCTGCGGAGTGATCGCCCCGTCTGGCGTCGTGTTCTTGTCGTTAGCTGATGCCAAGGCGATTTCCCTTAATCAGATTGCAGCGTGGATGAGCGAGTTGAACATTGGAATAGATATGACTACCACCCTTAGACAAAGGGATGATGTGATCGATGTGAAAATTCTCTGGATCTACTTGGCCGTGACAGATTCCACATTCTCCCTCATCTCGAACAAAGACGACATTGCGATCTACTATCTCAGCCTCAGGACAAGAGACAGCTAGTCGTCGGTGACGCTTGAGGTTGTACTCGCGGCCTGGGTGACATTCCCTCCACCTCTGATAACGAAGATTGGCTGCCTCTCGATTGCGCTGCTGGGACTCAGATCTAAGCTGGTTTGCTCGCTCGGGATTGCGATCAACCCAATCACTTCGTGCAGACCGAGCGCAATCCTTGCCCCAAGCCTGCCGTCCCTGACTATGCCGCTTGCTCTTGGAGAAGCAATCAAGATCCTTTTCCTCCTCGCACTTCGAACAGATCTCCGTGGCAGTTTTAACGAGAGTAGTCATCAACTCTCCTCACTATCTGAGGCCGCTTCGTTGAGCTTGTAGACGACATGACATAGATGCTCGCGAGCCTCCCGACAACGATCCTTATCACCATGAGGGGCATCTTTATAACCTTGTTGATTCTGTGAATATAGATAGTCATTAACCGCTAGACGCAACTTACGGAGCTTCTTTCCCTCAGCCATCAGACGCTCGACTCAGCATGAACTGCGCTTGAAGACGGGGCCGGTCCAAGACTTCCCACGAGCGGCTGCGAACTTCTTCAACTCGATCAAGGTGACTGATCCTTTGGTGACGCTCATTAGAATCCAGGACCTCCAAGCCGCTGACGCCACTCCTCTGGCTGACGGCGAGCCCCTCGAATGCCGATTGGGCCTTGGTCCATCGTTCGCCTCGTATCTTTGACCACCGTCGCCGTCCTGTATCGCCTCTTGGTGCTGCGAGGAGCCGTACCGCGCTTCTCACGCCGAGTTAGGGTCCGAATGTTAGCGATGGAATACCTAAGGTCGGACATACAGTGGTTGAAGGTGTCGATCTGCTTCCCAGTATTGGGGTCTTTCTGCCAAGACTGGGCCTCCAAAGCGAACATCGGAGCCTTGCCGAGGACGAAGCGAATGCGATCTCGTTCCCAAAACTCGCGGACCAACCACTCGATCTGAGTATCGAAGTCGCGGGTGGTCTTCCAGTCGCAAGGCAAGCCGGCCTTTTTGAAATCGAGCCTCTGCGATTTACCCTGAGGGTCGGCAAAGCGTCCAGAGATTTTCCAGCTCTCGCCATAGCGGACCTTGTAGGGCTGATGCATCTTCTTGACCAGCTTGGCCAGATCGTCAATGCCGATCTCAGTCTTGTAGATCTCGTCGAAGCAGACCAGCGATCTCTCTTTGATCTTGATCAAGTTTTCATAGAAATCCAGGGCCTCGATCTCGAAGTCGAGCAGCTGGTAGAGGTTGATCGCATGAGGATTGGTCCCTCCCCAGTCGATGCCTTCAAAGATGCGTCCATTGGCTGGATCGGGGAGAAACCCTCCGGGTCGATCTTCTGACCAAGCCATGAGTCCATGACGCTCATCAGAGAACCCTCGCAAATAGTTGTGCTCGGTTTCTGGCCGGGAGCATTCCTGCTGGGCCTCCCAAGTGAATTGACTATTCTGCTGAAACTTCTGGAGAACGTCATCGAATGGTAGATATCCACGCGATCTGAAGAGCCGACCTTTACACACATCCACAAGCAGTCGTGGCTTGCCGGTATCAGGCCAAGTCCCGCTCATGATCGTGTGGCACTCGCATTTAGAACAAGTATCTAGACCCAAAGCCTCTAGACGTTCATAGCGATCATCCTCATCAACAAGCTGGCAGTCAGGAACCTCTTTGGCGATCTCGAAGATGCACCAGATGATCAATTTGTGAGCCGGTTTCATTCCGTTTTTAACCGCCTCGTGAACCGCGTCTATCAATTCCTGCATTCGACCGTGGAGGCTCTTTCGAGTCGAAGTCAGAATCTCCTGAGATGGGTAGACAGTTCCATCTGGCAACGTCTTGCTGGTCGCCATGTTCCGACTCTCTTCATAAGTGTCCTGGCGCATCAACTCAACCTCGTCTGCATGAGCGACCTGAGGGTGAGGGCCGTTGACGGCGTCAGGGGTGCCGGCGAGCACCTCGACTTTGGAACCTTTGGGATATCCCGGTTTCCTCTTCCAGACTGTCTCGCGCATGATCGACGCAGAGATCTCGCCACGACGATTCCCTTCATCGTCATAGATCCAGTCTTTGAGATGGGCATAGCAACGAAGCGACTGAGCTTCAGTAGCGCCAAAGGTGCAACTCTCAATGCCTGGCTTGAATTCAGAGTTCAACCAATGCAAGAGCGCAACGATGAAGGTCTTTCCTCCACCTCGGTTACCGACTGCAAGGAAGGCTGGATACCGAGCGAAATAGGCTTCTTTGAGCAGATCGAAGGGAGAGTCATGGCCCTCGCAAACCGGCGTCCTAGGAATTGAGATTCCGAGGTTGAGCTTGACCCACATCCACAGCTCATCATCAGTGGTTGGCCCATCCTCAACTAGGCGCTTCTCAATCTCCAGCGCCGCAAGCTGCATCTCCACCAGAGCATCCTGATCGAGAGAACCAAGAAGCTCTTCGAGCTGCTCTTGAGTTAGATCCTCAGGTAGAACAGAAGTGGTCAACTAACAACCTCTGCATCCACAATCTCCTCGGCCGATCCCTCGATAGCTGGAGGAGGGGTGGGAGCCGATTCGCCAGCCTGTCGGAAGATCGCGAGGACCATTGGGTTGCTAGCAAATTTTTCAGCCACAGCGGCAACGAGCTGATCGTGGTCCATCTTACGAAGCTGCTCGGCCTCATCCAGTGCCAAGCGCTCCTCTTTATCCTCGATCCTAGTCATCGCCTCTACGGCTTTGATCCTGATTGAATGAGGATTCTCCTCATCCATCGCATCGACAAGAACCTGGGCCATTGCCTCACCCTGCTCACTAGCTCGTTCTGCAATCACCTGCGAGGCACGTTTCTTCTTGGGACGACCTCCTAGCTTGCCGAACTCAGCTCCTCCTGCGACACCTTCCTCATGCTTCTTTTTCATCGCATCGGAGCGTCGTTTGCGCTCCTCTGGGCTCAGATTCATCTTGCGTTTGGGCTCAACCAGCTTGCCCTCTTTGCGTTTCTTACCAGGTGGTTTTTTGGCTTTACGTTTAGTCGTCGTCATTGACTACCTCATCGTCTGAATACATAATAGTCAACATCTGCTCCTGGTCAAGTCCCCACAGAATTCGATCGACATTATCCCAAGTGATTTTGTTGATTTTGACCACGCCGCTCTTGACCTTCTTGGATTTTTCCTCGCCAGCAATGATGCGATCGAGACGACTAGCGTCGATACCAGAACGATTTGCTAACTCATTCTTAGTCCATCCTCGTCGCTTCAGCTCTTTGAGCAAGAAATTGACTATAGGTAGTCGATCTACCTTGGGTTCCAAGCCAGGGCTAGTCCGGGCCGAATGTTTCTTCTTGCCAGCGCGATGATTCTGGAAAGCTCGCTTCTCTCGTTCCCGGCGGCGGAACTCATCCAGACCCAGCTTCTGTTTGCGATTCTCGGTGTACTGGCGGCGGCGAGAGCGCATTTTCTTAGGTCCCTGATCTTTGACCCATTGTTTGTTCTTCTTAAGACGACAGGAGATGCAGATACTCTCTGGGTATCCACGAACTAGACCGGATTTCAGATGATGTTTCTTGTAATAGAAGTCCTCAGGGAGACGCTTCCATTTTTTGCATTTAGCACAGCGCTTTTTGTCAGGATGAACAAGCTCTCCTTGAGCCAAGACTCTCTTGATGTGACTCTCAGATATTTTCCGACGGGTCTCATCCGACTGCGGATGAACATGCCTGCCGCATTTACATCCAGGTAGACATTTCTTGCCAGTGTTTTTACGAGGCACATGTTTACCGCAAGTGCATCCCGGAGGGCACTTGGGCATCCTCATCCCTTTGTAGCCGGCCACTAGCGCTCAGCAAGTCCAGGCCCTGCTAGACCGAGGACGGTGGCATCCGTTTCATCCATGCCTCCTCGATTGCTGGCCTTGAACTTGAAGTTGGGATATTTAGCTTTCACCAGCGCATGAACCTCCTCCTTCGAGAGATTCCCCTTCCCCAGCGCCTCTTTCCTCGCGGAGGTCGCTGCTGCCTCGATGATCACAATGCCTGACTCTTTGCAAGCGATCACCGAGGCAGCCTGGTAATGACTGATCTTTCGAGATGCTTCAGCGTTCCTGGTTACCCTCAAGAACTCGACGCATGCCATCGGGGCAATAACTCCCCCAAACGGATTATTGACTACCTTCTTTGCCCACTCGTAGTAGTTGAACAGGTTCTGGGCATCAGATTTGGATTTGTCCTTCTGCCACAGCCAGGTCTTGAGCAGATCCTTGCCCTCGACCAGAGCAAGAGAACTGATTGAACTTGACGGGTCAATTCCCAAGACCTTCATGAGCGAAGACCTCGGGTCTCTAAGCCGCGACCAGCTCCGGGATCTCGGGAATCTCCATCTCTTCCCAGCTCATCCGCCCCTCCAAATGACCGACGCGATTCCAGTCATAGGGGATGATCTTACGGAGCTGGACGAAGCCAGGGAGATTGCCGCCAAGGCGCTGTAGATCAAGCAGCTCGGATGCAGTTGGTGCTTTGACCACATGCTCGAATGGAGATAGATGGCCATTGCCTACGAGCATGCCGGCTCGTTCCACTGATCTAGCTACCTCCTCGAAATTCTCGTGAGTGTCGTAGCTGACTCGCGCGCAACGGCTGGCGGAAATGAGTGGCCAAATCAAATCCCAGGTGTCCTGCCCTGGCCACACTTCACCCATCCAGTCGGTGTCTCCAAAAATGGCGGTCTTGTGCAACTCCTCTGGGTCTACCATTGGCATTGACCACCCTCCTGGCTCCAACTCGCGAGGATCTGATTCGAGCATCGCTTTGAGCATGACCCTGGCAGTCAACTCGAACTCGGGCTGAGCATGCTTGTGGTAGCGCAGCGCAAAAAAGTTGTCCCACTCCATGCCAGTGATGATCGCCGTATGTTCCATGAACGGCTCTAGTAGTCGATTCGCTCGACTCTTGTCTACGTCCTGCTCAACAAGTATTTCAGCAGCTTTGACTGCCTGATCACGAGCCCAAAGCCAAGCGTCTAGAGAAGCTTTTGAGGCATCCTTGTTCAACTCATCGCCGACACCCATGCCTTTGACACGCTTGTTGAATTTCAATGGAACGAACGGGCTCTGTTTGACGTTGGTGATCAACTTCTCGGTCGGTATTGCCCGACTAGATGCGCTGTTTCGACTCAGCACGCGATGAGTGTTGACCTCGGCCAAAATGAAACGAGGAAAGGTGACTTCGATCGTAGTGACTCGTCGATTTCCAATAGCTGAAGACGTTCGACAATCAGACAGGACGCGAGCGGTATAAAGCATTGGCTACTCCTCCTTGAAATTATTAATGAATGATGCCGCGCCCGAGCGTCCAGGCCCACACAATCAGATCTGAAGCGAAGCCAGCAATGGCAGCAAAGATCATCAACACAATGATCAGAGCGCAAAGTTTGCCGATGCGTTCTCCCCAAGTCGTTGGCTGACCAGGGGAGGGAGGGCCGTTGCCGAATTCATTACCGTTCTCACTCACGAGATCTTTCCTTTCTCAACCCATTTCTTCAATTCGCGCTCAGCTCCGTCTTCGCAGAATCCTTCGTTATCAGGAGCTGCGAAAACGTTCGACGTGAACACCTCAGTACCTCTACTGTCGATGAGCACGAAGTAGGGACCTTTCAAGATCCCCACCTCGCTCTCACGAATCTCATACCGTGGCGCTCCGGTTGCGTTAGCCATTATTGACTACCTCTCCTATTTCCTGGATTTTTTGGCGGCTTTTTACCAGCTTTGCCACGCGGTCCGAGTCCACCAGAGTGATCGATCTCCTCCGTTCGCATGGTCCACTCGCGGCTGAGAGAGTCCAGATTCTGTTTGTAGATCTCACAATCAGCGCGCATTGATTCTTTGAGAGCGTTGTGCTCACGTTCGCGCTTGCGCCAACGTCGAACCTTCGGATGCCGCTCAGCTTCTGATTTGAGCTGCGTAGCTGACTTGTCTTTCTCGGTCTCTGGATCGATCTTGTCGAGAGCAGCAAGAGCATCGTCATAAGCATCGTCGGCAACGTTCTTGCAAGCGATCGCGAGCTGTTTCTCGATCTTCGCCACATATGCAGCTCGACCGAAGTAGCTAAGGAAAGCGCTGTAGTGCTGTCGCACTTCACGCTCGCTTAGCTCGGTGAGATCAAAGGGCAGAGTCGTGATATTCTCCGGAAGCGGAGCAGGAATCGCGAAGTGTTCCTTCTCGACCCTATCCGTGACATGCGAAATCAGCTTGTCATGGTCCGGCTCTCTCCCAGCTTCCTCAACCTCTTTGGCTTCATTTCCGCTCCCTTTACGGCGCGATTTTTTAGCTTCTCCCCCTGAGTCAGAGGAGGCATCGGAGCCGGCGTCCCCTTCGTCCTGGTCCCCGTCTTCTTCCTGCTCTGAGTCGGTCTCCTCTTTGCCACTGGTGGTCAATCCCCTTTCCTCGGCGATCTCATTAAGAGCGTCCATGATCTCTGAACGATTATCGTTCTCTTCCTCGTAAGCGAAGACTGCCCCGAGATCCTCATCATCTAGCTTCGGCAGTTTCTTGATGATCTGCTCGGGATCACGTTTGTCGTATCCACGCCACGGCGTCTCGGCTGGTTTCTGAATACCCATAGCCTCAGCGATCTTCTCGCGGAGTTTGTTGAGATCAGTTTTGGTGCCGGCGCGGAATCCCAGATCCTTCTCCTTGATCAGATCCTTGAGTTCGCTCATCTCCAGCTGTTCGAGAGTTTCCCAGTCGATACCTTCAACTCCTGGTTCAGCTTCATCCTCGGGCTCCTCAGAATTCTCATCGCTATCTGAAGTCTCACCATCCTCGTCATCCCACTCCAACTCCAGAGCTGAGGCGACACGGACACGGGCAGCTGCAAGCTCGCGCTCACCGATGATCTCGTCAGGGTCAAGCTCGTTGTACTCAACACACTCGACCAGCTCCTCCATGTTCATGTCCTCGATGTCCTGACGAGAGAGATATTCGCCACTCTCCTCAGTTCCGCTCTCCTCCTGCTGAGCGTCATCAGATTCTGCGCTAAGTTCCTCAATCTTTTCCTTGAGGATCTCCTTGATCGAAGCACGGTCCTTGTTGGCTTCCTCGTAATCGAGGATGTTCTGGAAGAACTGTGGATCATCCGTCTGCATCCCCGTTATCTGGGTGATGATGCGAGGCGGTTTCTCCTCGTCATATTTACCCCAAGGTTTGTAGTTCTTGTCCACGCTTTCCTCCTCACCGTCTCCGGTCTCAATTCCGCGTTCCTCAGCGATTTCCTCCAGGGACTCGATGATGGGTTCGCGATTTTTATTCTCTCGCTCATACTCAAAAACCTGACTTAACTCGTCGTCATCCAACTCAGGAAGCTGTCGAATGATCGCGCCGGCTTTCATGTCGTAATAGCCGTCAATCGGCTCCCCGGTGGCCTCGGTGTTCGACTTGCTGTCGCCGTCTACCTCTGCTAGGAAAAGGATCTTGTCGATCGCAGGATGGTCCTGATCATTGTCCTTAGCCTGTTCTGACATCTCAACCAACTCAACAGCCTCGGCGACCATCTTGTCCTCATCATCAGGAATATCTCCCTCGAAGACAGGCGGGTAATCGTCACCGTGATCCTTCTTCGCCTCCTTGAGGATCGAACGTGCTTTGCGAATTGAAAGTTCAGTAGTCATTTGATCGCTTTCTTCTTGATATAGGTGAGCAGCAATTCGAGCTTCTCGGCTGAATCCCCAAGCAACCCCAACGCTCGATTGCAGTGATTGCAAAGCAAGCCGCGAACTTTGCCAGTTTGATGGTCGTGGTCAATACAAAGATCTCTATTTTTAGGCTGGTGTCCGCAAGACCAACAGCAGCCATCAAACCTATCGAGCAACTCGTCGTATTGCTCTTTGGTGATCCTGTACTTCTTCAACTTCGACGTAAATTTGTGTCGTGGATAATTGCGTTTATGAGAATCTCTTTGACGCCCGCGAACCTTCTCCAGATCCTCCTCCAGTTCCCGGTCGTATCGATTTTTCTGTATCTCTCCAGTACATGGTTTGCAATAGCAATAGAGACCATCAGAGGAAGAACGATTGCGATGAAAATTAGAGCGGCTTCTAGATTTACGACACCGTGAACATCTTTTTCTCTTCGTAGTCAATTGATTTTTCAACATTGACTACTCCTCTTTAAGAAGCCTAGAGACAGTAAAATGCCTGCCATCTTCCTGCTTTTTGGGATCATGAGCAACCACCTTAACCGCCTGTTCGGGCAATAGACCATTAAGAATGCTCATGAGAGAATCGAGAATCTGCTCTCGTTCCATTTCTTCAATACGACTTGGAACTACTCCAATATCATGAATATCAATATCCATTGACTACTTTCCTTTCGGGCGGTTAAGAGTGGACAACTTCTTCGGCGGGCTGAATGTCGTCGCCCACTTCTTCCCAGGCAGCGAAGACCGCTTCCCGTACATCGTCGTAGTCATATACGCCCTTAATCTCTTTGGCGTGTCCCAGTGCATATGATTCCGACAGATTGACTACGTCGTTTTTGAAGTCCTGTCGGCAAATCTGTCCATAGTCGCACCACTTACATGGAAGATCTCCCCATTTCCAATGCTTGCCAAGGGGATGGCGTTTTGAATTAACGAGCTGTCCCTTGGCATTCTTGTCTTTGTCTACTACACCCGCAAGCTGGCTTGGAAGGATGTCCTTCTCGAACCAGTCTTTCCACTGAACAAGACGCTCACGCCCAGATTCGCGGAACTCTTCATCCAGCTCAATGAAGAACTCAGCAGTGACGCGCGGATTATCGCGCGAGATGTAATAGATCGAGCCATCGCGAAGCTCAGGAAGGTCTGGCCAGAAATGCTTGGAGAGGAGATTGAGGAAAGCGATATAAGTCTTCAGCTGGATGACGTGCTTGGGATCTGGACCCTGAAGCCCCAGCCGCATTTTCTTGAGGTCTTTTTCGTACTTCATTTTGCACTCAATAACATGCGGTCGCTTTAGACGAGGATGCTCAATCACTGCATCGCAGTTGCCGGTCAACCAACAAAGCGGATCGACGAAGCCGAGCTGGATCGGGGAAGAAGGAGGTGGGCTCAGCAAGATGCCGTAGGTGTGAAATCCCCAGACGATCTCATTCTCGATCGTAGAGCCCATCTCCATCATCAGACGCGACTTCGGCGAGAACGGCTTCTCGCTGGGAATGTTCATCATCGTGTAGAGCGCCTGACGCGAACAACCCTTCTCATCACCAGGGAACGAAGAAGCATGGAAGCTGGTGTGCCAAAGTCGCCCGTGAGGTTCATCATCTGGGTTGAGATCGCCACGCCAGGTCTGAAGCTCGCGATCGATAAGTGCGTTCTCGATCAGAGGCTCCAGCAATCGAAGCATCTGGAGCTGGCTATACATTTCTCGGCGAGTCAAACCCATAAATTGACTACTTTCTTTACATGTCCGTGCTGCTTGGGCGGTCGAGGGGGATGGGGCCTCCCGCTTGCTGGAGGTGATCCCCCTCCCTCTCTCTGTCCACGGTCATCATGCGAGAGGCTTTTCGCCTCAAGCACTAGCGGCAAGCGAAGGAACGCTGGGATCTTATCATCCCAGATGGTTAGATTCTCTAGACATACTTCAACTCCATTTCCAGCATTGGTCCAATCTCGTTGCGGCCAGTTTCAGTGAGCCGATAGCCGACTCTCTCGATCTTGTCGAGGAAACCTTTCTCTACCCCTTCAGCCAACGCTTCGTTCAACTCGTCTGCATCCCAGACACGACTGGAGCCCGCATCGAAGAATGCCTTAACGATCTTGCTGTTATCCACGACGGCACCTCCGAACTCAGAGACGCATCGCATGACAGCATGCATCGGATTGATCGTCGAAGTCTTGGAATTGCGGAAGCGATCATCCTCAGTCAGGCGATCGTCGTCTTTCTGCTCAGGTGGAGTCATTGGTCATCCTTTCGGGGGAGTGAGTGGCTCGCCGCTTGGAGCAACCAGCGTTTTCTTCTTGGCTTTCTTCGCCTTGCTCTTAGCTTTGCGATCCTCAATTTTCTTCTCGATTTTCTGGCGGTTGCGAAAGACAACCGACCAAGGGGCATCATCCCCAGTTACCAGATCGTGCAAGTCACCGCCCTTAGAAACTCGATTTTCATGGACGGTTTTAGTTGGAAAGGACTGGATTGCATCGTCCTTCTTCTTACGCTGAATCACAACCGTAGGACAGACATGGTCCTGCCGGCGTCGCCGCTTCCCAGTCTTCTCATCCCGAGAAATATCCCTTGGATAGCCGCATTTCTTGCAAATATCTGGCATTGACTACTCCTCTATATCTTCATCATCAGGAATCTTGTTCAGCTTCATCACGGCATCTAGGCACTCCTCCATGATTTCCGGATACTCGGCAAGCAGCTCACGCAGTCCATGATCCCCCTGCACCTTCTCTTCAGCAGCGTCAGTAGAGACCTCCCACCATGACCCGCTCTGCTTCGCCCAGCCAAGGTATTTGAGCGCCTTGACGTATTCCCACTCGACATCAAAGTCGTAGCGATTGAGATCGAAGTAGAGGCTAGCTGACTGATCCGGGCGGCCAATCCTGCTCTTCTCGTTGCGAACCTTGATCACACGTCCCTCGGGCTCGTCGCTTCCGCTCAGAGTCTTTGCTGATTTGCCTTTCTCCGACAACTCCCCATATTTGTCGTAGTAGATCCATTTGCCTTTTTTGAAATTGAGATTGAGGCTGGAGAGAAAGTTCATGTATCGACCACCAGGTGGCTCTTCGGTGGCCTGCCTCATTTTCCCACCGAAAGTCATTCGCATCTGGTCGATGAGGATGCAGGTGTTCTCTTTGGGGTCCATGCGCTCATGAGCCCGAGCCAGCACTTTGCCCCAGGTCCGGGCCTTGATGCCAACAAAGTTGTCGGTCACCTCGGCTGCCAGCTCAGCCATGGAAACTGCTCCGGAACAAGAGTCGACGACATGAAGGTGAGCAACTCCTAGCAGGGCCTCCATCTTCTCGCCAATGGCCTCTATCTGAGTCCCTTCAATGACAGTTAGATCCTCGGTAAGAATGCCAGCACGAGAAGCAGCATCATCGTCAAACTGCTTCTCGACGTTGTAGTAGACGCAGTCCATTCCCATGCGCTGAGCCTCGGCGATGATCGCGTAACAAGTTCGCGTCTTGGTGGAGGAGTTGTGCGAATACATCCCATTGGCGATCAAAGTTTTACTAGAGGTCTGGATACAACAAAGATTCTCTTCTCCGCGATCCTCGTTGACCACCACAGTCGCATAGCAAGATCCTGGCTCGGAATGGCGACCCTTCGAAACGATCCCTTTCCCGATCCACCAATCGCCAGCGTTCTCGCGCATCCGAAGAGAAGGGATCAAATCGAGAAAGCGCATCATCTCACTGACCGTCCCGCCAATTCTTGCTCGTTTGACTGGACGCCCGTACTTCGTGGCTTTGACCGAAGGATGCTCGTCCCCAATCGCTACTTTGAATCCAAGTTGCTCTAGATAGTCAATTCCTTGACGGAACACGGGTCCGTCCAGCTGAGCAAAGGCTGCTCGCGATCTATCCACCCACCCCTCGCCATCGAAAAGACCAGCAAGATAGCCACAAATATCTGGCTTGGGTGGATAATCAAACCAAGGGTTGCCGAACCAGAGAATCTTGTCGCCAGGAACCAGATCAACGCTCCGTTTCCATTCGGTCGCTCCGTTGTGCTTGTTGCTGCACAGCCAGAGATGATCGTTGCTGGCCCAAGTTTCGACCCCTTTATCGTTGACAATCCGCCGAGTCGGCAGCTTTTTCATTGGGTTAGCTTCAACTATCGATGGTTCAAAAACACGTTGCTTGCCTGGACCGGGATTAGCAGCAAACTCCTCAAAGCCAATGAGTTCGTCTCCCTCGCGAATATCGCCAACAGGCACCCAGGAGAAATCTCTCTTCAGCACATAGGTTCCAGGTGCCAGACACCACCCTCCATACATCCTGGTCCATCGACCAATCGGGATGCCACCTCCGGTCAGGTGGTTCAACTCCAGATTTTCAAAGGGAATTCGAGCTGGGTTGTGCAACTCGTCCCCACGAAGAACAGATCCCTCGTACTCACTCTCGATCTGCGAGATGATTTCTGCGCGCTTGCTGGTATCAACCGGGCTCATGCAACAGACCTCCAAGATTTTAGATTGCTGATCATCTCTTTCCTTCTCTCAGTCATCTCTGGAGTACATGGCATGCGACCTCCATGGGACCGGCTAGTCAAAAACGTGTTTGAAAGTTCGAGCAGAATTTCTGCCTCTTGTTTCTTGGTAGTCAAATACGGAATCAAAAGAGGCAATACCTCACGCAAACGTTTTCCTGAGGCAATCGTCCACTGCCAGGTGGTTCTGCCGGTCGTAGTCTTTTTCGAAACCTCATGAACTGCACCGCCAAAAATTTCGACGAGCTTGTCAATCGGAGCCTTGTGGGTCTGAGATGCAGTCAGTTCGACACCCAGACTAGTTCTTCCCCCGCTACGGAACCGAGCGCCAAAATGTCCCTCTCCGTCTAAGAAACCTGCGGCCCAAGCTATATCAGTATCGACCGTCATTGACTATTCCTCCAACCAATCGATCACATCGCGATACGCCTCGGCCCGACCGCGAGCTTGCCACTGCAACGTCCCATCCTCTGACGCAGTCTCTGAATGAGCCATGGAATTGCTCTCATGGGCGTTGAGGCGCTGGAGGAGACTGGAGAGGGGGGCAACCTGAATTTTTTCCCAGGTCACAATCTCCATCGTGCCGGCTCCTCCCCGACCGTGATCGCAGTAGACAGTCCTGCTGTCACCGAGGTTGTGGTCAGTGTGAGGATGAACCTGCCTTCCACATTTAGAGCAGACCTTGACGTAGAGCTTAATACTAGTAGTCATTAGAGTCGTTTCCCATCTTTATCGAATGGAGCAGGGATGATCGGTTATCTGGCAATTGACTACCTTCCTTTAAGCCTCAACGAGTTCTTCTTCCTTAGCCAATCCATTGATCCAATCCTCCACTGAAATCACCTGATTGGCGACCACGCTTGGATCATTGCGATAGACGTTCTTCTTGCCGGCGACCATGATGGAGCCGCTCTGGACAAGATGCTTCTTGGATTCCCACATCTGAGGGAAGAAAGTCACCTGCCACTGGTTGGAGCCACAGGCGATCGTCACCTTAGCCATCTCCTGACCAGGGTTGCGGCCTTTCTTGGTTTTCATAATGTTCACGTCGATCACGTCGCCGCCAATGACTACTTCCTCCTCCTCAGCAGCATCATCAAACTCCTCCATGTTCCAGACGTGCTCTTCGATCGTTTCCCTGTGCTTCGCAGTGTCACCAGAGGTAGTCAATGAGATACCCAGTCGCTCTTTCTCAAACTGAGCCATTGCACTAGCAGACAACTCATCTCGCATTCCCCAACGATCGCAAGCACCGGCCTCCACCAAAGCTCGCTTCACCTTGGCGTTGCAAGTTTTTTTGACTACTCGGCCCTCGAAGTCTCCCCAATTCCAGAAGGGTCGTATCTGAGTGATTTCATCAACAGCTTTACCACCGACATCCTTGATGTCGAGCAGACCAAAACGAAGAGTCTCACCATTGAGAGAGAAGTGCTTCTCAGACTTATTGATATCCGGAGGGCCAATGTCTACTCCTACTGCATCTGCCTCTCGCACAACGCTCTGAAGGAACTTAGCTTTGTCCTCAGCTTTCTTTTTCGTGGATGATGGCGGGAAGGTCAGGAGACCTACATAAAACTCAGCTGGGTAGAACGCCTTGAGGAAAGCATCCTGATAAGCCTGAACTGCATAGCAAGCTGAATGGCTGTTGTGAGAGACAAGGCCGTTGGCGATGAAGTTGTGATCAGGAGTGTCCATCTCCAAGTCGTAGACACCCTCCTTACCGAGCCGCTCGATCGAGACGATCGGATCGTTGAACACCGGACGACCCTTGCTCCATCTAACTTTTCGCTCTCCCTTGGCGTAGTCAAATCGCTTGTGGTCGCTATTGCAGAGGAGTTCCATGTTCTGAGGAGAGTGATAGACAGCGTAGTCAAATCCGCAATCTTCGAAAGATTTGAGATGCGCGAACTCCAGATCGTGTTTCTTACCTTTGACTACTCCGCAACACTCGCATTTTTCTTCAGCCCTAGTGGCAACGACTCGCTTACCGTCTTCAAATGCGACATGTCGACCATCCATGAACGCGGGATTGTTCAGGCCATCGGGAAATCCTTTGCCTCCATAGGATTGACCTCGGGCTCGGTCGGTCTGATGACCTTTCTTCACATAGCCCTCGCGCTCACCCATGGCAACCAATTCATCACCAACGTTAATGCGATCGACTCGCTCGTGATGACCATCTGCGAGAAGCATCTCATGGTTGCCGGTGACCTTGATCTTCCGACCTGACTGCGTCGTGATCTCAAAGACCTCTCGAACGCCCTGGAAATGGATACCGGTACACTCAGCTGGACGAACCCGCCCGTCCTCACTCATCTGAAGAACCTCCAGACCCTGGCTGCGGAGCTTCTTGCCCCATGGAGTAGATGAATGCCAGGCTTGGTGCAGATCACGAGTGGTCACTTCGGCAGGCTGATGCTGGTTGCCGCTAGATCTAATGACTACCGTGTCTCCACTGATGCACTTGTTGAAGCCGTAACCACCGAAGCTCAAGATCAGGTTCCAAATCCTCTCTCCAACCTCGCGATCGAGCCCTATCTTCTTGACGCCGGCATCCCAGGTGTCCTTGAATCCCTGCATGAATTCCTTGGCTGCTGATCCGGGCAGTCGATAGAGTTTTCCCATCGCCTTCCGCATGTCGTCTGCCTGACCAGGGCTAAAACCGCCGATGACTTTGCAGATATTCATCACCTGCTCCTGGTAGGCAATGATCCCGAAGGTCTCTCCAGTGACTGGTTTTACGGCATCATCCCAGTAGTCAATTTCCTCTGGTTCCAGTTCCTTGCGCTCAGCATATTCCCACGTCGCCCCGGAGCCCATTGCACCAGGTCGATAGAGAGCGTTGGCTGCAATGAGGTCACCGATCCAGGTTGGCTTAATCGACTTGACGAGATTGGTGATCCCGCGAGATCCAAACTGCCAGATTCCTAGCGTCAAACCTTTGGTGAAGATGTCCATGACCTCGGGCTCGACAGCGAGCGGATCACGAACAATCTCTAGGTCTTCGAGATCGAGATCAATGCCGTGACGCTCTTTGATCAGCTGCACTGCGATGTCCTGCTTCGACAGTCCTTTGACTCCCAGAGCATCGAGCTTGACGAATCCGTAGTCGGATACTGCCGGAAAGTCAGCGCGATCAGACCAACTCGTAACCTGGTCGCCTTTTTTGCCTCGCTCCAACGGCATGTAGTCGGTAACCGGCTTATCAGTAATGACTACTCCAGCTGCATGCTTAGAAGCAGTAGCAACCATCCCCTCTAGACGTAGAGCCTGCTCATAAACATCAGGATGGTCATCAGCGAATTTCTGGAGATGCTCGTTGATCGGTCGCAACTGCTCTAGCGTCGTCTCATCATCTTCCTGGCCGATGTCGATCGACTTACGAACAGGCTCAATCTCTTTATGGGGAACGTCATAGACTCGGGCTACGTCAATGACCACTTTCTTTGCCTGAAAGGTTCCATGGGCAATGATCTGAGCGACGTGGTCTTTTCCATATTTGTCCACCACATACTGAATTGCTTCATCGCGGCGATCTGACTGGATGTCGATGTCTATGTCAGGCAGACCCTTGCGGCCAGGATTCAAGAAGCGCTCGAAGAGAAGTCCGTAAGCAATCGAATCAATAGGCGAAATCCCAATCAGATATGAGACAAAGCAACCTGCCGCCGAACCACGGCACGTCACACGAATCTTATTGGCTTTCATCCAACGAACCCAGTCTCCAACGAGAATGAAGTAGTCAATTACCCCTTTCTCTTTGATCGTCCTGAACTCGAACTCAAGACGATCTCGACGCTCATCTTCCAATTCCTTACGAGTTCCCTCCCAGACCTTTGGAACGTCATGCTTGACAATCCTCTCCATTCCTTCTTCAACCCAGTCACGCAAAATCTTCTCGGCTTCGACAGCATCATCAGTAACGCGCGGAAACTTGATCTGCTTTGAAAGCTTGAAAGGCTGGCAACGACGCATGACCTCTTCAGTCTGATCGATCGATTCGTCAATTCGATGCTGAGGTAGATCAGGGTGAGCCTCGTCATAGAGATCGCGTACCTCTTGCTCTTCCATCAAGTAGATAGTCGGGATCATCTCGACGAAGCTCTCGGGGTCCATCCCTTTTTCTTCTGCTTTCTTACGAATGGACGCTGCCTTCTTGAAGGTGTTTTTAGTTGAAAGCATCTTGGCTATCTGCTGAGTGGAGGCCCAGTCTTTGTAAGGAACATGAGCATCTACCCCAGTCAACAGAGGGACAGAGTGGTCATTAGCCAAATTGACTATCTCTATGTTCGCAGTGCGCTGATCGGCGAAATCATGCGGCATAATTTCGAGCCATAGATCAGCGCCATAGATCCGCTTCAGTTCCTTGATCCACAGATCAGCTCCAGTGCTGTCTCCTCGCATGATGCAATGAGAGAGCCAGCCTGAAATACAGGCTGTCGAACAAATGACCCCCTCGCTGTACATCTCCATGAGCGGTAGATCGACACATGGTTTGCCGTAGAAGCCACCTTCGCCATCATCATTGTCGCGAAAGGCAACGCTGGTGAGCCTCAGTAGATTGTGCCATCCCTTGATGTTCTTGGCCCAGAAGCACATGTGCCACTGCTGAAGGTTCTCTTTCTCGCGGATCGTCCTATCGGGCCTGTAGTAAGCCTCGACACCGCATATCGGCACGAGAGGGTCGTGGAGCTTCTTTCCCTTGTCGTCCTTGCCGCTGCAAGCCTTCATATGGTGCAGCAAGCCAGACAGGGTGGCATGGTCCGTAAGACCTAAACCAGGCTGCCCCATCTCGGCCGCACGCGCTGCATACTGGACCGCAGTGCCAACTCCGTCCAAACGCGAGAACTCGGAATGACGATGCAAATGTATCAAGTTAGTAGTCAATTCCTCTAGGCATAACGACGCTTAGCTTTCTTATCGTGAGGGCAGAATCCATAATGTCCAAAAGCTGAATTGCAGTTATGACAGAGGACTCGATATTTCTTTGGGAACCCCTCTTTACGAGCCTGGCGATACATCTTGTCGCCCTTCTTCGTTTCGCCAGGCTGGCGACCATTGACATGGTCCAGCGTAAGAAAATGAATATCGCTCTCACCACAACAAGCACATTGACCACCATAGGAATCAATAACTTCTCGTTTGAGCTTCTCAGCATTTCTGCGATTCCGTTTCCTGCTGGTTTCAAGATATTTTTCGTAATTGTCTTTGACCCACTGCTTCTGCCTAACCTGGCTAGCCTCTTTGTTGGCGTGGTAATAGCGAACATTGTCGTTGTGGACGCAACTCTTACACCGAGACCGAAGACCATCACGACCACGCTTATCTCGACCATAATCTGAATTTGGCTTGTTCTTTTTGCAAGCCGTACATCTTCTCATACTGATTGATTCTATCAACCATCGAACAGTATGCTCTTCAGAGATTCCTTGACCCATTGAGCTAGCCTGGAATCGAAAGAGACTCTTTTCCAGATTCGCTCTCGCTCTTGTTCAAGAATGGCTGGAGCCGCAGCCTGAAGAATCGGCAAAAGCCGATCTCGATGTGCCGGCCCACGCCACCCCCGATCGCTCTTTCGGTTGTAAGGATTGAATTTCAAATCTATCTCGCGGGCTTTCTCCTGCGCTGCCTCTAGCGCCTCCTTAGATACCTCCATTGGACAACCTTTCATGGGTCCATCCTTTTTCTAGGCTTTCATGGGTCGAATGGATCAATCGAAGCGTCCCGAGCCTGACTGGAGACCGTCAAGCAGACGCCTTGCTCCGAAAGCAAACATCTTTATCCTCAAATCCTCTAACGATGAGTCATTGACTATTACCTCATCGATCAGATGGGCCGGCAGAGGTTTCTCTGAAACATGAGAATCTTCCTCTCCATCTCCAATCTCTGGCCTGCGAATTTTGATCACAAATCCATCCAGCTCTTTGACCCGTTCAGCCTCATTAGGAAAGCGAACGTCAGTGACCATCATCAGCTGAGTCAAACTGTAGTTGCCCACCTCATCCACCGTGTACCATTTCGCATATAGATGTTTTTTGTCCGTGGGTAGCAGGTGGCCAATCCAAAAACTATCTCCGAAAATATCTCGGTGAGACTCAGTTCCATAAAGCTGGAGGAAGCCACGACCATCAATGGTGTATTCCAACTTGCTCTCGGTCTTCCCAGGGCGATTGTCAAAATTTCTTCCGCGAGAAAACTCATCTCTACCTCGGAAAATAGTGAGCTTTATTTGAGCATCTGACTTCACCCAATCAGCGAACTTCAGAATCTCCTTCAAATTTCCAACATCGATTCCAAGCGACGTGAAGGCCGAGACCTTGAGAGCATCAGCGAGCCCCTGGGAGCGGGCGACGAACGTGTCGCCGCACCACTCCTCTAGGAACTCAGCCGCCGTGTTCTTTCCGCTCCCCTTGAGACCATTGATCCCGAGAAGCATGGGAGTAACGGCTGGCATTTGACTACTCCTCGTCTTCGTCGCGCTTTTTCTTGCGACTACCACCGAAGGGGTTTTTCTTTTTCGCTCCTCGGGAGGCTTTGCTCGACTTGCCATTCGAGCTTCCCTTGTTGTCCTCTTTATTGCCGGTGAACTTTCCTTCGACACGCTGCTCGAACTCTTCATAGCTCGGCGGCTTGGTGAAATCACCGAGATCTATCTCCGACTCTTCCATCAGCTCCTGAATGTCATCAGGAACATCCTGATCTGGATTCTTCACATCGGCTGGAGTGATGCGGTAGGTCGTTTCGAGCTTGGTGCCTTTGCGTTTGATGCGATAAGGACCAGCGGCCAGACCAGAACCCGGAGTTCCATCTCCATAGCTTTCGTCGATCTCCTCCAGAGCCTCCTCCAATTCAGGACCCATTGGCCAGACCGCAACCTGATCCTCCTCGCCAAGCACAACGAAATCACCCGTGTTGTCCTTGACCAGCTTGCCTTTGTCGTCCTTCTTGTAGACCGGACCCTCAAGCCAGACCACCTGAGCGAAATAGCGAACCTTCCGCTTCAGATCCCTCTCACAGCCAGGACATGGATCGTCAGTGTCGTTGCCGTCCTCGTCCTGAGCGATGCAGTTGACGAGATCTGGCCACTGCCTTCCCTCGACCGGAACCTCGTGAACATAGACGCCATAGATGACCTCACCCTCATCGTCTGGAACAAACCAAACGACTCCAGTGTCTCCGTCATTCGGAAGTTTGAAAATCTGCTTGCCGGCAAAAACCGAAGCCCCTCCGCTACGGGCCTTCCTTTCCTGCCGCTCTTTGTTGGCGAACTTGAATCCTTTAGCCATTCTGATTCTCCAGTTTCTTCAGTTTCTACAGTTGATTGAGTTGAGAGTTGGTGGGATCTTAGCTGTTGGGGAGATTGATCAATCCGGTGCCTTGACCTGGTCCGAATTCTCCCCCTGCCAATCCCTCATATCACTGCTGACGCGACGACAAGCCGCAGCGTGATCAGCTGGGGCCCCATTCACGATCGCCAGCTCGGCATACTGATTGATGATCTGAGGAGCGCAGCTGTCCTTAGCCCTGACGACAAATACAGGCTCATCATCTGGAATCCCAGGGATATCAATATTGCCGTACTTAGAATCTATTGCGATAAGTCATCATCCTTTCGTTTTCTTGTTCCATTCTTTACTTCTTTTAGCTACACATTTTTTGCATTCTCTTCTACCACGAGTAGTCAAATACAAATTACTCCCTGAAAGTGGATGTCCTCGAACGCAATGCATCTTGTTGCGATTCGGGGTCGGCGCTGCCGTCCATCCTTTTGACTCACGTATTTTCTTCTTTCTCTTTAGCTCGGCAAGACCTTCACAAGCTTTCTCACGCTTCAAGACTAAGAGAGGAGAAAGGTTCTCCAGAATTATTCGCACATCTTCCTGAGCACCGTAATACAAACCCGCCTGAGGGTAGTTGTGACCCTGATAAGCAACACTAGTTTTGTTGATTTCTTTGCTCGACTTCTTCATCTCTTTGGCAATAAATTTTGCAATCTGCCGAAGGACGATCGAATCTTCCTCTTTCTGAGACCAGGAGATTCTCACGATCGAATCACGCTTGTCCGTGGGAGCCAAGATAGAAATGCAACCATCACCATCAGTGAAGCCGGCAAGCCACCCCAGGTCATCTTCGCCCTCGCCATTGACTACTCATCCTCTTTGTTGTGTGCCAGACATTGGTCGAGTCTCTACTTGGGTGCGCTGAACGAGACGCCAATTTTGAATCTTCCACTCCCCATACTCACCTCGGATGAGATCAGGAACGATTGCAATGTCGTCGGCAGGGAGATTCTCTATGAGACCGTTTTTGACATTGAGATTGCCGATAAAGCTTTCTCCACTTATGTCTTTTATCATTCCTCTCATTGACTACTCCTTTGCCATGAGAATGGCTCGGACGCCAGTCTCAGATTCATCCAGCAACTGCTGGATCTCATTGGGTTGAAGATCTGCTGGATCTCCCTCGTGATCTGGAACTACCCGAATAGAGGTAAAGGGATTGAGAGCTCCGAGAACTTTCTGAGTGCCGAAGGCTCCTCCTTCATCAGTATCGAAAAAGACCGTGGTGGACTGGCCCCAGCGACGGATCAAGAGGGCCTGCTTCCTGGAGAGATCTGAGCCAGCGACGCAGACAGCCGTGTCGAAACCAGCGGCATGCATGGCGATCACATCCAGCTCTCCCTCACAGAGGATGAGGTGACCTTTGTCAAAATGTTTACGGATTACGCGATCGAGACCGAAAACAACCTGCGACTTCTCGAACCTTGGGTAGTCATATTTCTGACCTCCCATCACCAGGTACTTAGGCTTGTGATCCTTGCGCCATGCTCGACCCTTGAAGCCGACCAGTCTCCCCATCTCATCGCGGGTAGGAATCGTTATTCTTTCAACCCTATAGTCAATTCCTATATCCCACTCATCAAGCGTCTCTCCACTGAAACCACGCCCAAACATGTAAAGCATCTCCTCGGGTACTTCGTCTTCGTCAGCTCTCTCGGCCGCAGACCAGTCGAAGTTGTAGTCATCGAGCAGATCGTCGTCTAGATGATCATTAGATTTGACTACTACGGTCTCATCTTTCCTCTTTTTCCAAAAGCGCTCCAGCTCAGCCATGATGCTGTAGTTATCAGGATCAGGGCTCTTGCCGCCATACTGACGCTGGAGGACAGTGCGAGCCTCCTGCGTCGTGACGTTCTCCAGGTCTGAGTAGAAGGTGATCGCGTTGCCGCTGCGCTTGCAGCCATGGCACATCCAGGCCGTAGTCTCTTTGTTCATATAGGCCGAGGGTGACTGATCCCCGTGGGAGTGACCAGGGAACGGGCATGAAAACTGCCACTCCTCCTCGGTAGCGTCGATCAGGTTCTCAACTTTCATCACTTCAAGGAAGTGCTCAACATCAACTTTCGAGAGATCGAATCTGGCTTGGCGGCGGTGCTTCATTGACTACTCGTCTCCCTTATACTTCCAGTCGATCAATGGCATATGTTTCGCCAAAGACAAAGCCATGGCATCCACTCCATACTCCATCTGCCGCTCAGATCCGGCAATGAACATGTCATATTCACCCTGACCCATCGTCTGAAGAAGATCGCAGCGCATCGTGTCCCACAGGCCAAAGAAATGGCAATGCGTCAACTCGTGAACCACCGTAGCTCGGAGATCCTCTTTAGGTGATTGACGGTGCCAAGGTGCAAAGACCAACCTGGCTACCTTTCGTCCTGGAATGGGCTGGCAAGTGGCTCCATATACATGCTCTCCGTCCGTATCGTCATGAGGGCGTGGTGGCGGCTCCTCAACTATCAAATCGAACGTCCAATCACGTAGGCCCATTTCATCCGCAATCCAACGGATGTAATGACCTAGAGCCTTACGGTCTCGCTTCTTCATTTAGCAGGGGCTTTCCGTTTGGCTTTTTTAGGAGCTGATTTCTTGGTTTTTCCTTTGACTACTTTGTCTTTACCTTTGCCTTTTTTACGGCCGAATGGACTACCGTCCTTAGCATCAGATTTGGCATCTTCAGATTTCTTCGCTTTGTCTTTCTTGCGAAGGAACTGCGGCCTCTCACCAAACTGCATTGAGTCAATATGCCAGTCCATTACCGCTTTGCCTGGAGCACCGTCGCGGTTCTTGACCATGACGACTTCCATCTTCTCCTCGGCCTTCATATCGTCGTCCTGCATCAGGCCCAGCACTATGTCGGCGTCCATGCCAATGGCTGAGGAGAAGGCGATCGTCTCTAGCTTGACGCCCTCCTTGACAGAGTCACGATTGGTCTGCGCAGCAGCAATGACGGGAATGCCTAGCGTCTGAGCATTGAGCTTCAGTTCGCGCGAAATCTGACCAATCTGCTGCCAGTGCTTTTCCGTGCCAGATCGACCCGTCTCCAGCAGGGAGATATAATCGACTATCACGATGTCAGGTTTGTGACGGATCGTCTCGGCGTAAATCCCCGTTGCCGTGCGAGACCCAATGCGATCGATAATCACGATGTCTTTGCCGTGGTCACGACCTTCCTCAGCATCAGTTGCCCACTTTTCCCAACGCTCCACAGCCTCGTCTGGAAGCTCCAATCCCTTCAGTTCTCGATAGCTCATATTCACAGCCATCGTGTCGAACTTGCGAAGCAGTGGGCCTCGATCCATCTCCAAGCTGACGAAGAGGATCTTTTTGCTCTGGAGGTATCCGCTGAATCCGATGTGCTGCATCAACGTGGACTTGCCCGTGCCCTGCCAGCCGGCGCAGACGATCAACTCGTGGGGCTGGATTCCGAACGTCTTCTCGTCGATAGCGGGAATGCCCATCCTGACTCCCCAGACATTGCCCTCCTTCTTATCCTTCTTGTAGCGATCGATTCGTCCATGCATGTCGCTGAAGCGAGCAACAGCGGTAGTAGGCACCACGGTGGCAAGCTGGCGAGAGATATCTAGAAACTCAATATCAATCTCCTCGGCGCGTTCTGGATCTTCAGCTGCTTCAGCTAGAGAAACGATCGCCTCATTTGCCAGCCGACGCTTGACATTTACTATGTGCCTATCAACTAAGTAGTCAACTGAATCCTCACTGAGTTCGGGCTCGAAGGCAGGAAACTTGTCCTTGATCACCCTCATCGTTGGAGCGCCCTTGTATTTCTTCAGATGAGAGATCGAATATTCATAGACATCGCGGCACTCATCATCGGCGAAGTGATCTCCATCAATACCGCGCGCAATGACATTCTCGATTTCACCCGTGGCGATAATTCGACTGACTAGGGAACGCTCAACATCCATCAGCTAGAGCCTTTGTCCCACAGATTGACTACCAGGGTTTTATGCCCCACAACGCACCTCCGTGTAGCGATTGGCAGCGGACTAGAAAAGCTACTCGGCTCCAGCCTGAAGCGATTCCATCACGATTTCGCGCTGCTCGGAGATACACTTAGCCTCGACGACCTCGGCAAGATTGTTCAGCTCCTCAGCGAGAGTATCGTCGTCATCAGGGTCCGCGATGAACTTGGTGACCGTGACCGGGCCAACCGTGACGTTGGCATAGTCGCCAGTCGGAATCAGCTCGGAAGCAGTGAAGGAGATCTGAAGGAGAGGGACTCCATCAGCATCGACCCGCCAAGACCCGCTCATGTCAACTCCCCTGCGATCACCCTTCCTGGCGACAGCAGCACCTCGTTTGACCGGGGCTTTGGCGGGTGATTTTTTTACGGCTTTTTTTGCTGGTTTTTTGGCAGCAGCCATTGTTGTGTCCTTTCTAGTGAGCTTCAGTCGGCGACCACAGCAGCGGCCTCTTTGCGCGGGCGGCGCAGTTTCTCGATTACTTCGTCAATCTCCTCCTGGCTTGGATTCCAATGTGGAAGGCCCTTGCCTGGACGGCGTTCGGTCTTCTCCATCCAATCCAAAATCCCCTTCAACTGCTTCGCTGACCAGTAGCGCCACTTGCGCCCTGACTCCTCGCGATGCGATTTCAAGTTTTTCGGTAGATAGAGACGATCCCAGCGTCGGAGCGTGTCCATGCGGCGATTCAGCAACTCAGCTGCCTCGCGGATGTAGATGCGTTCCTCCTCGGGAATTACCATGCTGGGATCTTACCGTACCTTGACGTAGGCGGAAGCCGGCCGCGCCTCGGGCTCGCTCCGTCCACAGGAGTGAGGGGCTGCGTACCGGCTTCCTGGCCTGTCTCAAAGGCATTGCCAACGAGACGGACCTGCCCGCCGCCACCAGACGGGAGTCATGAGTCTATCCAGTCATCGCCTGTTTGAGAACTCGACGACAGACTGCGGAGATCGAAGTTCCCTCTCGATCAGCAATCGTCTGGTAGTGATCTCGCTCAGGCTTGTCTAGGTAGACGATCGTGGCCTTTCGGTCAGACATCTGCTTTGGTCGTCCTGCTGGCATTGACTACTCCTGTGAACGCTCGAACGTCACATAGAAGGTGTCGCCAACCTAGAACTGCTCTAGAGCATCAGGATTGGTGATCGTCAACTCGATTGATCCCTGAGGAGATGCATTCCAAAACGCCTCGTCCTCATCCTTCTTCGTCACACGCGGGTCGTTTTCACCCCCGACCGGGCTAGCTTTGACTCGACCTCCGTACTGCGTCTGCGCGGTTTCATTGATTACGAACTTCGCTACAACAGCCATTTAGGCTCCTTCCTAATTGTGAGTCATAGTGAATCACTAATTAAAGCACAAAAAGAGCCCCAGTTTCCCGGAGCCCCTTTTGCTTCCGACGATTCAAAGAACCTTTCCGAAGACGCCTGTCGGCCGGCGTACCGTGCAACGGGGGCGGATTGGTCGCTACGAGATCTCGATCCATTTCATCTTCCGGACGGAACCTTGTCAGAGGGACTCTGGCCTGAGTCACTCATTACGACTAGCCCTTTGATCCGGTCGAACCACCCTTCCCCTTCGCGATTTCAGGGGCGCGGCGCGATGCAATGTAGCAGAACGACAGAAGCCCCGGTGCTGTCCCCTCCAGGACACCGAGGCTTCTGTTCACCAGTCGGGATTCAAACCGGAGTGGTGTAGGCTAGCCGCTGCCAAGTAGCCGCCGTGGGCGGAACTGTAGCAGTTTCCACAACAGAAGTGGTCAACTTGCCGGTTCGTCAGTCCTCGTTCGTCCGTTAGAGGGACCTTAGTCGCCTGCTCTTCGGGAAGCTCGACGAAGCCAGCAGGTTGGGAAGCGGTGCCGACGACAAGTCGGAGGGCTACTCATGGGGAGCTGCGCTCAGACTGAGAAAAAAAGGGGGGGATTGAAGTGGAGGGAAAAATGACTACCTTCCTTCATACTCTTTCCTAGCTTGTCCTGCAAGATAATCAGCTCTACTGTTTTGCTCTCTAGGAATCCAGGAGATAGATACGTAGTCAAAACCTCTAGCGAGACCATGAACTATCTCTCGTAATTTGAAGAGAGAGTCATCCTCACATTTCCAGTTTTCCTGAACCTGATTGACTATCAACTGTGAATCACTGAGAATTTCTAACTCATCTGCTTCAAGGTCTAAAGCCACCTCTATACCCAATATCACTGCTTTGTACTCGGCGATGTTATTCGTGCTCTTACCCCACGCGATCGCCTTCTCCTTGAGCACGTTTCCATCCTCGTCAAAGATGACTATTCCGGCCGCAGATCCTCCAGGAGCATTGCCAGATCCATCTACCTTCGAGATCAGCTTTAGGAGTTCCGACATGCCGGACCAAACGGTTGGATGTGGACGCTAAAGCAATTGACCATCAATATGTCGTATATCCTCTTAGCTCCTATCTGGTTCATCGAGTGGACGAAGATAATTTCCGGCACTAGGTCTTCCCGCACCAGCCATTCAGCAAACTCAGCACCATCTGGATCTCCGATCATGCTGCCGAGGTTGGGGCTGCCACACTGCTCGCACCACGAAGGCTTGGCAAAGAAGCCCTGGCGCATGTCGTAGACCTCACTGTTGATCATCTTGCAGTCGTAGCATGCATAACGACCAGGAACCCTCATCACATCAGCATTCGGAACGTCTGGGTCGAACTCATGAAGGCCCATATCGTGATCGAGGGAGGCAATCGTGATGTTGTGGGATCTAATGACTAACTTGACTTCCTCGATCGTCCTCGACCAATGCCACCCCTCTCCAGGAGACCGGCGGATGTCGTCAAGCCAGAGTTTTTCAAACATTGACTACCTCTCCTTTAAGAGCAATCTGACAACGCTCCTTGATCCCGTTCAGAGACCCACGCATATCTCTAGCCTTTGGAAGCAGATCAAGGACCATCTTCGAGGCTCCATGCTTTCCCATCTTGGAGTTTTTGTCTCGAAGCGACTGCCCAGTCTCGTCGATATTTGCGATCAACGAATTAACGCGGCTCTGACCAGAATCGATCAGATTGATAACACTCTCCAGTTCTTTCTCTAGGTGGTCAATTCGTCCGTGGGCTTCGGACAAGGTCATGCGGCGCGCTGAGCTTACGTTTGACAACGGTGAATCCCTTCGGTTCGTATAGATCGTGTCGCCGGCCCATGTACTGCTTCTCGAACGGCGACACCTGTTATTTACTGAATATTTCTTCTTGGTCGCGTTGCTTCTTTTCTCGTTCAAACTGACGAATGCAATTAATGCAATGAATGTCACGAGATGCACGAGGCTTGAATTTATGACCACATTTGCGACATTTTTTTAGACCAGAAGGAGTTGATTTACCCTGCTGCTGATCTCGCAATTGCCTTAGTTCGGCGATTCTAAAACGAGCTTGCTCCTTAGTAAGAAGATGACTGAATCTCTCACCAGTTTGTTTGCACAAATCTTTAAGAAACATCTTCTGCTCATAAGTCATTGGTTTGGTCTCACGCAAAGAACGATCCCAATCTTTTTGCTTCTTAGATTTCTTCATGATTTTCACTTATATCGATTCAAAATTTCTTTAGCAAACTTGACCTTTATCCTGAACCCTCTGTCCAGATGGTTGCCAGGAACTCCACAATTCCAAGTTCCCATATCTGTTGCCATCCCTTTGACCATTCTTGTGATGAACAGTCTCATCTGGAAAGAGACCGCGACCGAGATGGTCTTGCATCACTTTCCGATGCTCCAAAATCGCGCCACCATTTCCATCTGAAATGACTATGTACCCGGCACCATTTTGTGTCGGCGCTGGCCTCTAGCTGCTTGCCTCGCCCCAGCCTCGCCAGGGTTTCCTGAAATCTGAACCCTTCGATAGTGCATCGTGCAATATCCTGAAGAGTAGTAGTCATTATCACAACCATCTACTTTGCATTTAGGCTTCTCTCCATCAAATCTGGAACGCAGAAACTTCTCAGGATCTCCATGCGTTCTCCAGCGCTGGTAATGCTTGGTGCAATAGCCGCGACATCTCGCCTGTCGGCTACAGCTTTCTACGATGCACGTCTTTTTTATCTCTCTTGACAACAGTAAAACAACGAGCATCATAGCATCCGTGGCGTCTATTCATATACTGTCTCTCAAAGCAGGGAACTTGACGATCTCGGTAGTCAATTACCAAAGACTTTTTCTTCTCTGCATGATTCCGGCGAACCCTACCGATCTGCTGGAGAAGAAGTTCAACATTAGCCGTTGGCCATATTAGATGCAAGACTTCCAGCAGAGGAGCATCCAAAGCCTCATCAGCAAGAGTGGTCAATAGAACACATGGTCCTTCCTCAACTGCGGCGATCGCGGCACTTCGTTCGTCAATTGAGTGAGCCCCAACCATGGCTACCAACTGATCCTCTGGATACCCCTCGATAACTAAAGCGTCGTAGACATTTTCCAAATGTTCGATTCGCTTTGAGATAACCAGATTACGATGCAGCTGCTGATTCCTCATAATCTCATTGACCACCAGCATTAGACGATCTTCACTGGCAAGAAGTTTCTTCAACTCAGACTCATAGTTGATCCTTTTCTTCTTACGAGCCCCCTTCTTAAATCCCTTCTTCTCTTCGACTCGTCCTAGTTTGGTCTCGATGACTTCGATCTTAGGTTTGGTGATTCGATCTACATCCTCTTCATCAACCTCGACAATGATCGGTCCAATGACTACCTCTGCTAAATCGAAGATCCCAGTCTTTTCCGGGGTAGCTGATACGCCAATACGAATTTTTGAACTGAAGCGATCAAACACATCATTGAAAGTCCGGGCCGTGGCGTGATGGCACTCATCGAGCATGCAAAGTGAAAAGCGGTCGAAGAATCCTTCTTCTTGGAGCTTTTCGCGCCGGCTCCAGAGAGTCCCCTGAAGCGCCACAGTAAGACCGCTATCAGCGATATTGAACTTTCCATCACCGACTAGCTCGGTGGGGAAATCCTCCCCAAGATATTCAACAGCACGATCCATCCACTGCTTTGCTATCTCCTTGGTATTGACTATCACAATTGCATCGCCTGGAACGATACGGACTATCTCCAAACAAGTGACGGTCTTCCCCATTCCCGTTGGAGCCTTAACGATTCCCTGTTCAGCCTCCAACACCCATTCGACAATGCGCTTCTGTTCTGGATCTAGAGGCAGAGGCTTGCCCCATGGAAATCCCTTGCCCTTGGCGCGGCGATCTATCCATTCCACATCGATCTCGTGCTCCTCGATCAGCTCAGCCAGCCTGAAGGCGTAGCCACGCGGAACAACGAGATCACCATCATCCTCTTCCCACATATCGAGAATCAGATCATCGTCCTCGTCGTAAATCGTGAGATCACCAATGATCTCATTGGACATATCTTCTGGCAGCGCAAAGCCGGGAAGTCGAATTCGATTGTCGATTACAGCTGAGATCTCCATGATAAGATCCCAACAATAGTGGATATCGGCGATCACAACTCTTGGAGGACCCATCTTCTGCCATGTGAGAAGAGCTATGACGGCTTCCATCACTTCCCGCTGAACGTCCAGACCCAAGTCGAACGAAACGACTGCATAGAATGTGGAATGACCAAAGAGCAAATCGTCATGAAGCTACTCGGCGGCACTCGTCGCCAAAAGCGTCGCTCTGGTCCTCCTCCTGCTCCCGGACGATTTCCTAGCTTCGGAGATCCTGGGTTCCCCAAACCCAGGTAGTCAATACGGGGGCGTAGCTCAGTTGGTAGAGCACATGCTTGAAACGCATGGTGTCGTCGGTTCGATTCCGACCGCTCCCATTCAATGCCCGCACTGGGGATCGAACCCAGGACTCTCGGCTTAAAAGGCCGACGCTCTGCCAGCTGAGCTATACGGGCAGCTGTGCCCCAGGGACTCGAACCACGACTAGATCGTCCAGAGCGACCCGTGCTTCCATTACACCAGGGCGCAAAGCACGAAGAATGCTACACCAGGCGTCATTACGATGATGCTCAATAACAAGGGCGTGACCAACCCAATGATCTTCACCTGATTGCCCACCCAACTTGCCATCTCAACCACTATTCGCTATCCGTGGTTGGATACAGGCTTTCGCATTTCAGAGGCGCGATTTTCTTGATGATTTTGCGCTTGTTTTCGTTCTGTTCCCTGATCAGTCGTTCCAGTTCCTCTGGCGCGATCTGCGGGAAGAGTTTGGCGACCACGGAGGGTTTGGACTGTTTGATCTGTTCTTCCAGAAGTTCCTGCACTGCTTCCCGGAGAGGGTTGCCATTGTCGTTGCAGCTCCGGACCAGCCCATTGCGAAGATTAACGGCGAATTCGGTATTGGCGTCTATGCGAGTCGAGCGCTCATTGGTGGTGGCTACGAACCCGACCGTGGTCCAAATGAACAGCGCAATTAGGCAAACCTTCAGCCAGTGACGATCCCACCAACCATGAGTGAGCACTAGACTCGGCATCTTAGAACGGCCCTCCTGGCTGTAATGCCGTGGCGACGAACGCGATAGTTAGAATCACAGCTATGTAGATCAGGATGATCCAGATGCCTGCTGGGGAAGACCCGGACCTCCAGGTCTGAGCCATCATTTGTCCTCCTTCTTCCCCACCTGTTGCAAAACCTGGCTCTTCAGCACATCGGGTCCGAAGAACAAGCCAATCAAGAGAATATATGCCCCCCAAGGAGCTTCGAACCCAGGCCCAGCGAGCAGGAATCCAAACCCTACGAGCGCGCATCCTCGGGTTATCCAGGTCCATGCGCCTTCCCACATTCACTCCTCCTCATGGCGTTAGGGCCTCTCGGCTGGTCTCCGTCAGTCAACATCTCGCCAGCAATTCTACCCTCTGGAAACGTTAAGTCAGAGAAGTCAATTCCAATATTTCCCCTGAAGCTCATCAGGTCTTTATTAGGTAGTTGGTAATTAGATAGGGAGGCATGTTGTTATGCCCCCCGCCACCGCCTTCATTCCCAGTTCTTCCAACCAGATTGTTAGCACCAAACCCAGGTGGTCCTTCTGCAATTAAGCCGCCTAAAGATCCAGTTGCAGTCTGCCAGTAAGACCCATATCCAGAAGCAGGAGGGTGAGAGTGCGTGGGAAGCTCAGGAATCGTCAGCGTGTGATTTTCCTCTCCTCCTGACGCTCCAAGAGACCCAGATGAGCGCATGAATGGAACTCGTCCAACCAGATTGGGAAGATTGAAGGTCGTAGTTCCATCCCCGACTCCATAGATCGTTCCAATCGCTTTGAAGAGGCGATCGAACTTTGCTCGACTGACCACAGTGCCATCGGGCTTGACGAATCCAAGAGGAGCCGGAGCTTCAAGAGCAGTGAGATAACGATCGTAGTTGGAATTGACCACTTCAGTAGTAGCAATAGCTCCATTGAAGATATTGACTTCATCCACCCATCCTTTAAAGACCTGAGTTGAAGTCGTCGGATCACAGCTGCCAATGCAAGCGCGCAGAGTTGGGGTTACATAGGAAGGAGTAGTGGTCGATGCCGTAGTCCTGGTCAAAACTTTAGTCGTCGGATTGATCGTCGCAACTGAAACCAAGGTAGTCGATCCAGTGACCGTTACGTTGACGTTGTACCACTGTCCTGCGACGAGCGTGATTCCCGTGTTGTAAAGCGTTGCGTTGTAGCGGACAACGAGTTTTTCCCCAGATGATCCAGAGCCGTTGTCAATCGCAAGACCATAGCCATTGGTTCCATATTTTCCATTGTAGAAGATCACAGCCTCCTGCGGCAGAGACTGAGCCTTGAACATAACCTCGAAGTTGAACCCAGTAGTCAAACTGGAGAGCAGCGGGAGATCTATTCGGCTGCGTTCTATTCCGGGGAAGTAGACCGAGTAACTTCCATCTGAAACCAGCCCTCCTATCTGACCCTGCTGAGGGAACGCTACGCCGCTGTCCGCAGCCAGGGCTCCATCAAATGCTTCTTCTTCAGATCGATCGTGAACGACGCCGTTGGTATTGATCTCGTTCAGCTGGTAGTGGTGCGTCCAGTTAGCCCCGATTGCATCGAGATGAGAATCAGACCAGAACTCTGATCGAACAGGCCCGAGATAGGGCGTGAGAAGCCCTGGCGGCATCCTCTCAGCCGTCTGTGCTTCCAGCTGTTCAATCCGCTGGAGCATCTCGCGCAACAAGGAGGCATCGTCATCCTGAAGGAAGAACTCTGAACCTGGCATTAGGGGCTGATCTGCAACGCACTTACCTTCTCGTTGCCCTCGTCGGTGATATCGATGTTCATGCCATAGACCCTGACTGCCTGACCCCGGATATCGATTCGCGGAGGCTTGATTGCCGTGAAGAAGATCTTGTCGCCAATGTCGTAATCATCAAACGGCTGGGGAACTTTTTTGTTGCCTGAATAAGGAAAAGGCTGGAAGGAGTACATCACTCGTGGTCGATTCCGCAACAGAACCTCGCCGCCAGCGTATCCCAGCAAGACGTTGGGATCGACTACGTCATTGAGCTGTGGCATCTCCTCGAACAGCTGATATTTCTCCTGCGACTCGATGTCCTCTGCAAAGCCTCCACCATATTTGCCGAGTGCCGTGACTCGATTCGCCATGACAGAAGGATCAAACTGCCGACCAAGGCTCTTGATGTTCTTGTTACCCCAGTTGTAACCGAAGACGACCTCTTCAGTTTTGTCCGGGACTTCATCCCAGTTGTGGAGACCCATGAGCCTAGTCAACGGGTCAATCGTGAAGTCAAAGCCAGCCTCTACTTCCGTCAGCTGTGAGATCGCCTGGCCAATGTTCTGAGCCTTCTGATAGCTGATGATTCGCTGCATCACATCTTTGTTAACGCCTTCGCCAATCCATGTATCACGCTGTGCATTGGCGATAGTCAATAAGCCGCCAGGGTGGTAGCTGGTAGCTCCAACCGTTCCCTGCGCCGGCATGAAGATGATCTGACCAGCATTGACCACTCCAGTGCTGAAGGGAGGATAGCCAACGTTTTCACGAAGGCGACGATGATTGAGAGTCTCGAACCAACCGACGCTCTGGATGGCGATCGAATTGCCATCCGTGTTCTCGTTGATGTTCCAAATCATCCCCGAGTAACGAGGAGTGTCTCCTCGATAAGCAACGATCCCGTGATTTATCTCTTCCACATCTTTGAATAGGTCGTAGTCAATAGGAACATTGAATCCGCATCCACCTGGCTTGTCGAGGGCGAGCTGAAGATTCTTGCCGCGAGCCTGCTTGATCTCTCCGAGCAATTCCATCGTGGTTGAGTCACAGAGGAAGAACTTCCATCTCACTGCGAGGAGACGACGACGTGATTTGATTGGCGATGGAACAGGCTGTTCCGGCTGGAGAAGCTGGAATTCCTGTTCCTCTGAGCCCGAGCTACTCGAAGACCCCGCCATCTGCTCGATCGTTTCAGCAGAGTCGAGAGACGATCCAGCTGAAGCGCTGGCTCCGGAGAGTGACTCAGTAGAGCTGAATTCGTCAGTCTCTGAAAAGGAGCTAGACGAAGCGCCGCTAGTGAAATCTTCAAACGTCAGTATCTGTTCCTCAGATCCATTGCTAGATGATTCTCCGCTCAGCAGTTCGCCGCGCTCGAAGGTATCTACCTCAGATCCTGATGAAGTTGGAGACCCTGATATCGATTCTTCAGCCTGAAAAGACTCGATCACAGGATTGAAGGCCCACGTTCCATTTTCTTTTTCAGATGCTTCTCCTGATGCAGTCTGATTTGGAGTGGGGAAGACTGAGTCTAGAGAAGTTCCTGACTCCCATACTGGAACTGCCAAGAACCATTCTATTTCTTTCCCCGATGCATTCCTCCAATCGACCGCCTGAAATTCTGACGAGGGGGAAGCAGTATCGCTGAACCTAGTCCATGCAGCTGACAATGAATGAGTAGATCCACCCAATCCCAATCCTACAGTTGGATTGGTATTGGAAAGTATGTACTGAGTCATTGCAGCACCAGCAGTTGGGGAATACATATAGCTAGAAAGAATCGAGCTGGCTATTTGATCTCCATATTCACTGAAGATTATGTCGTGTGAAGAGGGGCCAACAATCCTAAATCCGTGAGTGATTTTCTCTCCACTTGGAAGAGTTATGTCAGGCACTCCGAAGTCAGAGAATTTGACAGCTTCAAAAACTGATGCTCCTCCATTAAGCCAATTGCCAACTCCTGAAAGTCCAGTCGGGTTGCGAATTAGATTTACTCGCGTCTCGCGACCAGATTTGGAAGTTCCATTGAGCGTCATCGCTACGAACGCCCCAAATTCCATCGTCTCTTCGCCAGTTGATGAAGAAGAGCCCGAGACAAGCTCCTCCCAGGTGAATACGTCTAGCTCTTCAGCAGTCGAGACTGAGGTTCCGGTTGGCGGTTCCAACCGCGTGAATTCGTCTATCTCTGAGAAGGTAGAGACTGAGATTCCAGTTGGAGAGAAAGAGAATTCAACCGCTGGCCCACCTGCTTCTTCACCTTCAGCAAGAGACCCAACACGGAAGTTGTCGATGTAACGATTGCCTATCCCAGATCCACCAATCCCACAGAGATTGCTGAACATCAACACCGTGCGAAAGTTGTTGCTGTATTCGCAAGCCAGCACCCATTCTGCTTCTGGATAGGGTCGATACCAACCCTCCACTTTGCCACCGCGAAAAACTAGAGCTATCTCTCCTCCAGGACCAATTTCTACCGATTCAGTATCTCCGTAGCCATTCGAGATTCGGTAGTTATTTTCCAAGTACCAAAGCTCCAGATACATTTTCTGGCCGCCGCCCTCATCACGAACCATGAGTCGCCAGCCAGTAGCGCTAGCTGATTCAGTTGCACATCCCCAAATCTCCCAATACCGTTCTTCCGTGTATTCCCAGTAACGGAGACGAGCGCAAATCGCGCAATCTTCTTCAGCTGGAGTTTCCCACCCAGTGAAAATTGATCCAGTATGAGTTTCAAACGAGTCAGGATAAAAACCAGCCGCAGCTTCAGGACCATATTCTTCATAAGGTCCAAATGCGAGATATCCGCTGAAATCAGCCCATGCAAACTGAGCCCATTCATATTCGATTAGATAGCCGGTCTTATCGCTAAGCACATCCCTGACGGGAATGCCATTTAGAGCTAGATCAAGTTCGCTCATAGTGCTTTGCCAGAAAACGTTGACATTGACTACCAGACCTACAGATTTATCCCTGGGTCCAGGTTGGGGTGATTTTCAGGATGCGATTTTTGGCAGCCATGTTGACGACTTCGGAGAGGTCCCAGCCCATCAACAGTTTCGAGGTTCCGTTCCTGAGGATCACTGCTTTGACCGCTGCCGGCCAATTCGTGTTTTCTTCGGTTTTCCATTCCATCGCCGTGAAACTGAAGACTCCTGAAGAACCCGTAGGCTCGGACTGAGTCTTGGCTGCATAGCTAGTGCCGGTGGCAACTGAGTAGCCGCCAGCATAAGTCGTGCCAGCTCCAAGTTCGGTGACGGTTTTGGTCACTAGGTCGAAAGTGCAGGTTGCGGGGAGACCGTTATTTCCAATATCGGTCTTGCCCTCGGTGAACATGAGGAAAGCCATTGCTAGTTACTCCTTCCAGTAGTCAATTTAAAACCATGAGTGACGGTATCGAACAACGAGTCCTGGCAAGATCCCGCTGAGCCCTGAGATCACCGGAGCCATTGCTTCTCCACTGAACCTCAGATGATTTTCCCCGCCGATCAACTGAGGCCAATCGGATAGGGGGTCAAGGCGACCGAATTTCGATTCGCCTGCAAGGTTGACGATCGTTCCCTCTTTGATGTCGATCGTCCAGACATCTCCAGCTGGGACTTCCGTCCCTTCTTTGAAGGTGATCAGCTCATCAGTATCGGCGTTGTGAATCTCCGGATCAGTGATCGGACCAATGAGTTCGTAGACGGGCTCAGCTTCAAAGATTCCGTTATTGATGAGCGTCATTACCTGCTCATCGCTCATCGATCCAACTCCAAAGGCAAGGTTGTCGTAAACCCATTCAGTCGAGCCAGGTCGAGTGATCATGTAGGCACGCGAGTAGAGACCTTCTCCCCAGACGCTGGCCTCTCCAAAGCTCATCGTGTAGCTGGCGATCGTCGTCCATTCTGCTGTGGTGCCGTGGTAGAAAAAGATTTTGGTGCCGCGCATCTCGGCTTTGATTCGATAGGTGCTTCCAAGAGACCTGGGAGAAACGGTTTCCGACCCTTTGGAATAAGTCATCGTCCAAGTCGTAGGAGACCCTCCTTCAACTTTCTGAAGAACCACTTCGCCAGATGAATTGACCGTCACCTTGATGTAGTTGTTGGCATCTTTGTACTTCAGATAAGAGCCAACAACAGAGCTGGTGAAAGATCCTTTGGGGATGTAGTCAAACTGAACAGAAGGATTTGGATGAAAGACTTCTTCGATCTGCCTGGTAAAAGCCTTCTGTGCAGTAGAGGTGACTACCAGCAATCCGCCTTCTACTTTGACAGTCCCAGATCCTTCGAGGAACAAGTAGTCATTAGCTTTGACAGTGTCTGACCCAAAACTGTCGATGATCCCGAATTCTTCGCGACGGAATTCTTCTTCGAAGGAAACGAAGCGAGGATTGGAAGCGCGCAAAGGGATCATGAAGGGTCGCACGAACATGTCGTCGCGAGTCTGCTCATCGCTCCATGCCATTTCGGCATTCTTCTTGCACCAGATCTGAACCGAAGTCTGAAGAGTTTTGCCCTGGATCAGGAGAGGATTCTCAGTCAGCGGCAAGAAGGCCGTCTTGAGCCCCTGTTCGATGTCCCTGAGCTTGTCGAGGGTGAAGGCCCTGATGAAGCCGTTTAGGACCAGCGATCGTCCTCCATAGAAGCTGTCGAAGGCCGTCTCTCCATGTTCCTGTGGATTGTTCTCTCGTTCATCTCGAATCGAGGCATCAGAGAGTCCGTCGATCTTGGTGACGATGATTCCATCAAGCCACTTTCGATTGTTCATGACCAGGCTGTTGTAGGTCAAGATCGCGTCGGCCCCCGAAGGCGCGGATTTGCCGGTGCCTTTGACAATTTTCAGGACTGAGCCTGATCCGAGTGATTCAGTTACTGGTGGCAGAACAAATGGCATTTGACTACTCTTCTCTCACGTCTTTATAAAAAAGTTGATTACCTGGTACGGATTCATGATGCTGTGAGCCGCTCCACTGCCTTCATTATTCGACCAGCCCTGAGAATTGTGAGCGTGGTTGCCGGCAAAGGTAGTTCCGTAGCTCGCTCCAGTCTGAAGAGAGGGCAAGTAGGAACCACTGCCAACCGAGTTGGCACCTCCATTGAAATAGGAGCCATAAGCATGCTGATGATCTCCAGATCCGTTGGAGTTGATGCTCACGTAGTGAGCGTGAACAGCAAGCTCAGCGATCGTCAGCGTATGAGTCTGCAACCCGCCTGACTGACCCAGGGCGTTGTTGCTGGAGATCCTGCTCGCTCCTGCATCAGGGCCAACTGGCATACGACCGCGCAGATCCGGCGTATTGAAGTGGGTTCCGTCAGCTGCCCCATAAGTAGTCCCGATCGCCGAAAAGAGAGCGGCATATTCAGAACGCAGCAAAGAGTCTCCATTGCAGAGGAGCCATCCCGTGGGAGGGGTAGGACGTGCTGATGGTTTTATATCACCAGACTGGAAGAGAGTCTGCTGGACCCCCGAGGAGAGGCTCCCGAGTGGTAAGTCGAGAGCAGATTTTAGCTCCGTCAGGCCGATCGATCCCGACTTGATTTTTGCCAGCCAGGCTCCCGATCCCTCCTGCACCCATTCTATATGACTACCTTTGTTGGAGAGTTCGCTTGAGTCGATTTCTACATTGACCGGAGCCGACTGCCAACCGATCACATAATCGCCAAAGCGAGCCGGCAATTTGGTGTCATGGAATTTGATGTCGTAGTCACCCGTGTCAGCCCAGAATAGGGCCAGGCCCGTTGCCGGAACAATGAACGGGTTTGAAGATGGAGATCCACCCTCTCGTCCTTCGAAGATATCGGCGAGATTCGCGGTTCCTGCATCGAACACTGAGACTTCTGCTGAATCAGCACCGCGAAGAAACTCGTCTTCGTCGGCGAAAGTTAGTACCTCTGCATATGCCTGGCGACTCATTTGACTACTCCTCCTTTACACAGCTGGATTCTTGACGGCAAACGCAAGCCTGCTCGCCAGGTAGGTGGGATCGGTGGGATCAGCCTCATTCACTTCGACGTTGATTTCCTGCGTGCGTCGTGCCAGCTCCATCCTCAGAGCAGCGATCTCAGCTGCACTCCCGCCCAGAGGCATCATTCCCATCGTGGATTCGTTGCCTGAGGCCATAGCGCCTGCGAGGGAGGCTCCCAGCGGTACGCCAGGGATGCTTCCTCCACTCATCATGGCGGCTATGTTGCCGGCGCGCGCCATGCCCCTCAAGATCGAGCTGTAGTGGTTGGGGATGATCAGCTCTCCACGATGGGCCTTGATCGTCCCGTCGCTCCCCATTTCACCGCCGCTGGCGGCTTCGTAGAAGGGAGTTCCTTCAGCGTACTGCGGCATCAGACCACCCATGCCGTTGAAGATGGCTGAACGGAACCACTGCCAAGCCGTGGACGTGAAGCTCTGGATCTGGTTTTCTTGCATCGCTTCTTCGAGCTGTTTGGTGTTGCCGATGATCGCGACTTCGTTTTCAAGCATCGCGTTGATCAGGTTCCGGAATTCGTCGATTAGTTTTTCGTTACCAAGCGTCGCCTCGATTTGGGAGAAGTTGAGGTGCTGAATGGCGTTGACTAGATCTTCACCTTTGAGTCCGAGCAGACCGCTGATTTCACCACTACCGATTGTCTGTTCGTTGAATCGTCCGAGCTGACCGCGCAGTTCCCATCCGGTTGCACCGAGACTTTGCCCAGCTTGCATGATCAGTTCAATGAGCTTTCCCTGATTGACTACTCCGCTCAACGACCCGAGTCCAGTGATGATCTGTTCGAGCGTCGAATAGATTCCGGTGTTAAATGATCCTTTGCCGGTGATCTGTCCAAGCTGAGCTTCGCGTATAGCGATCGTGTTTTCGAACTGCGCTGCCTGGTTTTCTTCGAGTGCTCCGGTCAGTTGCCAGATTTTTTCTTCGAGCGGTTCGGTCACGTCAGGCCCGAAGCTTTTGCCGATCGCTTCCGCGAGAAGGCGTTGAGTTTCACCGAGCTGAGCTGCCTCTTCCGAGCCTTCACGAGCGAGGAAGCTAGTACGAGACTGGGCAGCTAGTACTGAGTTACCGATGATCGCCTGCCGTGCATTATTGACTACTTCTTCCGCACCGCGCAAAGCCGAGGCCCGAGCGAAGCGTTTTTCGACGGCTTCGATGCCTGCCTGGAACATTGCCATGGTCGCTTCCGCGATGCTGACTTCGAGGCCCTGTATTTCTCCCTCAATCTGAGAAGCTAAGGCGGCGTTGTTGTGAGCCTGAGCCCGACTCAGAGCCGACTGCAAGGCAGCTTTCTGTTCCTGCCAGATCGGAACTTGTGTGGCCGTGGTGGCGTTGGCCGCTTCGCTGAACCCAAAGGCCGACTGAATCGAAGCAGTGGTAGTCAATCCTCTGGTTTTGCGTTCAGCACGTTCATTTAGATAAGCAACAACTTCAGTTTCAACAGCCTCTCTCTTTTCGAGAATTTCAGCTTGTTTTTCAGCTATCTCGTTCTGTTTGGACTTTTTGCTTCGCCGCAAAGAAGTAAGACCCTGATGAATATTCCGTTCCGTTTCTTTGCCTGATTTTTTTATTTCCTCAAGTTCTTTTTCAGCCGCCGCAATTTTTTTCTTATTGCCATCTTCTTCCGCCTTACGAAGCTCCTCGGTAGCTTTTTTAACATCCTGTCGGCGATAAGTCCTAGCGCGCCCAAGTTCATTCGCAACATCTCTGATCTGTTTGCTGATCAATCCTTTCTCTCCGAGCAGATCGATCAAAGATTTATTCAACAACCTGAGTTCCGCTTCAGCTATTTTCTCCGGCTGTGCTCCCCTGCCAATTACTCGACCAAATTTATTCAGCTGTACGGAAATTCGTTTGATGTGGGAGGTGATCGACGCAATCACGAGTTCTGATTTTGCGACCAGTTCCTGAACTTCGGCTGACAACTCTTCAACAAAAGTTCCTTTGACGACACTATCCCGAAGACTGGCTTGCTTAGCCCCTCCGATTCCTACACTCGGTTCTCCGCCGCCAGCAAAGCTCGTAGGCCCGCCACTGAATCCGAGCATCCCCTTCAGCTTGTCTACGGTAGTCCCCATCATGTGGGCCATTCGCATCTGCTGGCGAGGGTTAAGAATCCACTCACCAAGATGAGCCAGAATCGGCATCGGTGATCCATCACCACCTTTGCCACTTACAACACCTCCAGCCGCATAAGGGCTCATATGAACCAAATGTCCATACTTGGCGAACTGATAGTTGATTGAGGCAGCGATGTTGGCCAAAGGATCTTTGATGTTTCGAGAAGTACCTGGCTGGTGGTAGCTTTCAAAAGTCGGAGGGATGAGTTCCATCAATCCCTGAGATGGAATTCCAGCAGCAGCGTTGCTATCCCAATTGTTGATCGAATTGGGGTTAAGACCAGACTCTTTCTGAGCTAGCCAAAGAAGCATCCTGGCTCCTCCTGGAACACTTTTGTGACCAGTGATTTCTAGAGCTTTACGAGCTATCTGAATGAATTCTGCTTCACTCATCTCGCCGGCACTAGATTTGGAAGAGAAACCATGAATGCCCAAGTTGGAGGAGGTTTTTTTACCTAGCATTTTGTTGGCTGCTTTACGAACTTTTTCGATTGCCGACTGGGCAAAGTCCTTTAAAACACCATCCGTGCCATTCAATTTGATTTTGGGAACTTTCGACAAAGCGCCACCGAAAGCTCCTTTCAAAGCATCAAAAACGGCAAGGTGGATGTGGTCAATATGTTCTGACCATGCTCCCTGGAAGAATCCAGGTCCATCTACAAATTCGCCATCGTTAACAGCTAAGTTTGGATTGTGAATTCCCTGCTTGAGCTGTTTGAATAGTCCACTGCTTTTTACCCACCCTGCGGCTTTCAACATGTAAGGGATCGATGCTGAGAGATCTACAGCATGACCAGTGGTGTGGTCAGATATGTTACCCGAGGTGGTCATTAGGCTGTGATCAGTAGTGGAAGACACTCCGAGTGCAGGAAATTTGCTCTTAATGATTTCGATCAGCTTTCGCAGTGACGATGCCACGTTGCTCGGGTGGCCATCGAAAAGATCAGCCGTGGACATGCCAGGTCGTCCTTTGGCGAAACCAGGGAATCCACCAGAAGCATGCTCACCATGGTTGCGATCGAAGAGATCGTTCAGACCAAAGCCGTGAGCGACGCGAAGAGCCCCATCAACCACCTTCTGGTGACCCCACTGAAGAACAGCCTCTCCACGACCAAGCCAAGTCGGCTCCTTGTCAGCTCCCCGTTCTCCCTGATTACCGACAAACCCACCAGTAGCCTTGCCTTTGCCGACGCCTTTGGGTTTGGAAATAGAGAGGTCTATTTTTTTGACCCCGAATCCCTGGAGTGCCTTTTCAGTGATCTCTGCTATGTAGGAGAGACCCTGATATACGACCTCGGTCAGCTGGTTTACATCACCACGAACATCTCCAAACATTGAATCGAATGATTTGACTACCTGCTTGTTGATCCGTTTTGATGACTGGATCAGAGACTGCTCCATATCACCAAAACGGTTTTCGATAAAGTGAACCCCGATAGAAGTTCGTTTCTGGATTCCATTCCAGATTCCATTCCAGGCTTCAGCAGATTCGCCACCAAAGACAAGAATCATGCTGAGAAGAGTTTCGAGGTTGACTCCGTTGAAGGACTGCTGTTCGCCAGATTTGACTTTTCCTCCCTGAGCAAATCGTCCACCAGATCCCTGACCTCCACGACCGCCGAGCGATCGACGCCAAGCGAATATTGCTTCATGACCTCCAGCATTCTTTACATCGTCGGTAGTCAATACATGCTCACCGCGAGTTAGAAGACCGAGTTGATCGTCCTGGCTACCCACTCCTCGACCAACTGGACCGCCATCTGCGAAGGGGTTGATGTATCCCAAACCTTTTCCTGCGAGACCAATGGCCCCTTCTCCTAGTTCTAGAGCCTTGCCTAAAATCGGCGTGTCCTTGATTGCCTGATGGAGACCCTTGGCCAGTTCCTTCCCAATCTTCTTACCAGCGTTGACGAGATCTCCCGCAATCGATCCGATCGCATTGAGGATCTTCTTTCCCATAGACTCGAACACCCCTACGACAGCCGAAACTGCCTTCCTCGCAAAGTTCTCCATCTTGTCGGGAAGATCTTTCAGCCACCCCCAAACCGCGCCAAAACCGCTCGTGATTGCATGAAGAACACGAGGCCCAAGTTTGGAAAGGAATCGAACGACAGCGTTGAAAGAGTCGCTTATAGATCCGGGAATCCCTGATGCTTTGCGAATCAACCACCTGAAGACTCCACCGAAAAGCTCAGTGATGACTTCCACTCCGATCGACACGATCCTCTTAGCCTGGTTGAACATGGATCGAAACGGAGTCGTGAAAGCAATGAGCAGTTTCTTAGCCCCGTCTCCGATCTTGTCGAAGTTGAGAGTCAAGATTCCGGTGATGATCTCTATTACGCCAGATATCCCCGTGAAGAATCCGCCAATCAGTTCTCCAACCATTGCCAGCTGGCTGCCAAAGAATTTGATCATCGGGATGATCTCGGCTTTGACTATCTTGATGAAGACGAATTCGAAGATCTTGCCGAGCCCAGTTGCTCCTCCTCCCAATAGACCAAGAGCTTTCAGAAGTTCCTCAACCTGTTTGATCAAGTCTTCAAGAGGTCCGATGATCGGCTCGACGAATCCTTCGCCAGATTCCTTGATCGCTTCCCACTCGTCATCGAGAACACCGAACTGAGCGGACAGGTAGATGAAGGCAGCGATGACAGCTGCAATGGCAAGAGGAATAGCGAACATCGAGGCCGAGACACCTGCCCCAGCGACAGCAGTTGCGTCCAACACACCACCCAAACTTCCGATCGCCTCACCAGATGCGATTGATGCCGATGCTGCATTTATAGACTCAGCGCTGTAGCCAGCAAGGCGAGCTTTCAGGACATCGAAGGCACCGTGTGCAGCAATCGTCTCAGCTTTGACTCCGGTCATCGCTAGGACGAGTCCAGTGGCCATCTGAGCAACTTTGGAGATCTGGATGACTGCGCCCTTCAAGACCGAGATGAAGGGCGACAGGACAGCTTTCAGGATCAGGATCGAACCGATGAATTTCAGCATAAACTCGCCGGCCGGATTGTTGGCGATCTCAGCCAACACGGAACCGATTTTCCCGAACATTCGAATCGCTTCGCCGAGAGCAGGAATGACTACCTTGATGATCACATCGCCAAGATCTTTGACTGAATCGACGTTAAAGCCTTTGAGGATCTCAGCGCCAAGAGCGATGAGAACATCTCCCAATACCGACATCACTTCGCCGACCTGATGGAAGAATGCTTCTACCCGTTTACGATGGTGTTCGATATAGTCAGTGGCTTCGTTGATCCTGTCGGTCAGAGATTCGACCTGGCTGGTTCCATCTTTAGCTGACGTGCCAATGAGCGCCAAGAACAACTTAAGAATGGCTCCGGTTAGCTGAAGCCAAGCTTCGAGTGCGTGCTCTCCTTCTTTGAAGAAATCCTGGAGACCTTTGCCTTTGCCCACCCACTGTTCAAACTCATGCGCTCCTTCAGCCAGCCACCCGACAATGTCGTGCAACACGGGAGAAGCAGCTTCAGCAATAGACCTGAAAGCTCGTGCCATAGACATAAATGCAGTAGTCAATGGACCGAGGCTCTCCCCAGCATCTTTGGTCATCGTTGAAAAGAAATTGATCCACTGAGGTGAATTGAACTCGTCGGTGATTCGTTTGAAATTGTCGCCAATAGAGTGGGCAAGATCCTCAAAAGCAGACTGGAACTGCGGGTTTTCGAGAAGTTCTACACCTTTGTTGGTGGCGTAAGTGAAAGAGTTGAGGATGATGTCGGTGATCGGCCTCATCACTTCTTTGTAAACTCGATATAGACGACGAGCGCCGTTGTAAAGACGTTTCTCGCTGGCATCGAGTTCTGACAGCATGTAGTTCAATTTGCCGGCTGCGGCGATCCCCTGATCCCCAGCTTCGGCAGCAGATCGCTTAGCTGAGATCGCAGCTCGTTCGCTCTGTTTAAGAGCTTTGACCGACTGTTCTATCGAGCGTTCTGCGTCGGGAACTCCCTGATCTGGAGACAGCGGCGATCCACGTTCCTGAAGTGACAAATCCTGCCGAG